TTATTCATCTTGGGCGTCCTCCCAATCGCAGTAATTGCAGTACCATACTGCACATTTTTTCATTATCCCTAATAACATTTCCCGGTCTTCCACAGGATCAAGAGTACAACTATGATGCAAGGCCATCAACAGCCTCTCGGTTCTTGATCCTTCGTTCTTGAATTTAAATGTCAATACATTCGGATTAAGCCCTATCAAGTCAAAATCCCTATCAAACACCTCAAAAACGGAAGCCGAGCGTACATGCTCGATGATTGTCCGATCTCCCAATAAGTTCCCTTCATGAGAATGGGCATCCCAAAATACCCACTCCGGTAGATTAAGTTCTATTTGTTTCATAGATTATTGTAGGCCTCTACTATTTTATATAAACTCCTCGTTATTCTTTAGCCGGCTCCATGCCTCCTCTCGGCTGGATTCTTCCGAGCGGGCGTGTACCTCGTCGCCTCCCGATAGATAGACTTTTATTAGATATTCCATAATGATCATTCTATATCTTCTATCGCATAATCTCCAGATGCAGCAGGAGCAAGCTCATTTACAATACTGTCAATTTTTTCCGCATCTTCATCAGATATTTCTATCTGCATATTTTCATTGCAGATCATATTAATACCATTATTTTCTAAAATCTCCAATAATTCACGATTGTTGCAATATAATGTCTTCATTTTTATTTGCCCGTCATGCCGATAGCTCAGCGTTTAATTATTTAAAACGCTAAGTTGGTGTAATATGCGACGCCATTATTCATGTTCACGTTGAATTTTTTGCCATCCTCTAATCTGGCTACTATTTTATAGCATCCCTTCTTCGAGTCATTATATATATGGCTTAACTCGTAATATTCATCTTCGGCAACATGGACAAATTGCTGAAACCGGTTGTAAACTAATTTTAGTTCAACGTCTCTCTTAGAGAATCCATTTTCGTACTTAAAAGTTTTCATGATTTTATGCCGCTTATAGGTTGCCGCCCTTTCTATTGTTATTTCTGTATTGCAAATATACTATCAAATTTGATAGTATGCAAGTTTTTCAATGATTATTTTTTATGCTTTATGGCATATTTTCTTTCTCTTTCTCCTCCAGTACCTTTTTAAGCTGATAGAGGCTTATTATATCGTATTCAAACGTAGGATTGTCCCAATTTTTCCGGACAGAGTTCGTTTGGACAGAGATAAATTTTCGTAAGTCAAAGATATATTGACATTGTGACAGTCTTATCTCGTTAAATGTGATCTCGTAGTTATCGAACCACTCAAGCAGTTGTTTAAGTTCCTCGTTCATAAAATATTAGTCTAAGAAAATCAAATCTTCACAATAGACAGATCCTTCTTTAAAATATATAGTACAAGAAAAGTGCTTCCTAATAAACACTCCAAAACTATTGGGACCTTCAACCCAAGAGTTTATTTTATAAGTCTGATCTCCTATATATTCAATATGCCCATCTTTTTCCATTGTTCCGGGAAACCGTGCGGAAGATGGTGATTTCAACTTGTCTTTAACAAAATTCTTGGCATGATTATAAGCTTCTATTCGATCAGCGTCATCATTCCCATATGTCTTAGGCACATTGTAGTTGCTTGTTTTCCCTGTTATCCATATAATGGCGATTAAGGTAAATAGTCCTAATACTAAATAAAATAAGCATCCATTGCTATTTTTCTTTTTTTTCAATTCATACCCCTCGGGTATATAGACATTGGCTTGTGGACCATACATTTGACTCTCTTGTTCTTTTTTGTTCTTTTCTTTCCACCCCCAAAAAACTAAAATGGCTATAACAATGGCAAATAGAAATAAGTATTCCATAGCGATGTGTGTTAATTAATGTTTGTATTTTATATAACTTAAAAATCTGTTTAAATTTATAACAAAAATAACACATAAACTTTTCTTGTATTATGATTGATGAAAAATGTTATGCTGTTTTTGCGTAATATATTAAAAATAAGTGTTATATAATTTGTTATTTAGAATGATTCTAAATAACTTTGCCTCTGTGGTGGAAATATAAAGTGATACACTTTATTTTTTAACTTATATTTTATTTTCCGCTTTAATTGTTTAATACAGATATATTTATGATATGGGTATTCCGCATTTGAACAATAAAAATGACATGATATCATTGCGTGTATCGCCTGATGTAAGGATGAGGTTGTGCGAGGTGGCCGAGGCTACTGGCGTTAATGTCTCTGCGGTCGTAAAAGCGGGACTCTCAAAGATATTGGATGAGGTATATGATGCCGATGGCAACTTGTGCAATATCGGGGATCTTGCGACAAAGAGAAAGATCCCGGTATCTCATGGTTACTATCGTATATCGGATATATCCAAGGCGAATGGAATCAGTGAGAGGAGCATAAGAAATATGGTAGAAAAAGGCAAGGCATCGTATATAAAGAGAGATGGCAGGATATATGTATTATTAAAAGACGTGGAGGGTGTCAATGGCTGCAAGGATAAACACGATAAGAAAAGGTGATTGTGGTGTTCGAACGAGAGAACTGATCGCCAGATATTACTTGACATTGATGGGTGAGTTCCGTAACGATGATGGACGGTTGTATTTATCCATGGATAAAGGGGACATGTTTCATAACGCTATCACCTTGATACTTCAAGACTCTAAATTCAGCACCTTAAAAACGGATTCCGATATAATGGACCGTATAAGAAAAAGGATCAGAAATGTTATGAGTGAGATAAAACAAGATCACAATCTATATAAGAATAAAGCGTATGCCAACGATATACAAACCGAAGAGGCGGGATCAGACGAGCCAGAGGCGTAAAGAAAGGATGGCTATCTATAATACGGCTCGATGGAGGAAGATGAGGGAGGCCAAGCTTCGTGACAATCCTCTGTGTGAGATATGCGAGAGGAATGGCATTACGAGAATGGCAGACGATGTACATCATATCCAATCATTCATGTCCACTGATAACCCGGAGTCTAGGAAAGTGCTGGCATTTGATTATGACAACTTGATGAGCGTGTGTGATGAATGTCACTCGGCTATACACAATAAAAACAAAATGATATGACAAGGACAGAAAGAGAGAATGCCGTGATATTGATACATAGACATTGCGTGCCAAGCCGCACGGGAGAAAGATATGAGAGCCATTATCTCAAGACTTATTTTGGGGATGCGCTTGGCTGCTATATAAGCAACGATGAGTTTAAGGGAATAATGGTTGAGGCGGGGATTATGCCTCTTGCTTCATCCCTTAATAAAACGAGTCATTGTTATAAGTTGAAGAGGATCATTCCGGATGCGTGGAGCGGGAGGATGGCATAGCCCCCCCCTTATGATTTTTTAGAGGCGGGAAGTGTTGAAACCACGTCCCAATTCGCTTCACACGCACGGCGTTTTTTGAAATTCGCCAAATAGTTAAATATGTTAAACATGGGTACTAGATATACGATAATAAGTAAATCCAAGGATATTTCCTTCCAGTTGCCAAAGACTATCAAGCATAAGGCGACTCGAAAGGTCATATGCGATATAGTGAGAGAACTTTGTGATCGTGGAGAATTGACAGTGGGGGATATTCCGCAGCTCCATAGAATGGCTACCGCCTATGACTGTTATCTCGAATGTGTGGATGTCGTGTCTGAGCAAGGATTAACAATGAAGAATTTAAAGGGTGAAATTGTCAAGAGACCAGAGGCTAACATTATGCGTGAGAGTTGGACTCAATATCTAGATATCGCTAAGGAATATGGATTTACCCCTCGTAGCAAGAAAATGACTCGTGGCAATGTAGATAGCAAGGAGGATACGCCTGCGGATGATTTCTTCAGCAACAAATAAGGCATATATTCAATACCCGGTAGACGTGATATCAGGGAATGTGATAGCTGGTAAGCATATAAAAAAAGCTTGCGAGCGTTTTTTTTCCTTGATGGACGATGATCGGTACATGTTTTTGGAAGAAAAGGTGGATAAAGTGATACGATTATACCACCACCTTCGACACTTTAAAGGCCGGCATTCCGGCAAACCTTTCGTACTGGAGCCTTGGCAAGAATGGATTATCGCAAGTATCTACGGGTTTTACAATAAGAGTGACGGAAGTAGGCTCACCCAGACTGTTTATATAGAGGTGGCCAGAAAGAACGGGAAAACGGCGTTAGCGGCGGGGATAGGTCTAAACGCCCTTATAAATGATGATGAGGATGGGGCTGAGGTTTATTTCGCCGCCAACTCGAAGGATCAGGTAAAGATATCCGCATGGCCATTATGCTCTAATTTTGCGAAGGCTTTTGATCCTAAAGAAAAATACTTGAAAGTTTATCGTGATACTATTAATTTTGACAAGACAATCTCTTGGTTGAAGGTTTTAGCGGCTGATTCCACGAAATTGGATGGACCAAATCCCTCCACCTTTATACTAGACGAATATCATGCGGCAAAAAGCAATAGCCTGAAAGCCGTGCTGGAGTCAGGACAAGGGACACGGGACAATCCTTTGGAAATAATCATAACAACAGCTGGATTTGATAAGTTAGGGCCTTGTTATGAGTTGAGGACTACCGCAACGGAAATATTGAACGGTTTAAAAGAGGATGATTCTTTTTTCATGGCCATATATTCGCTTGACGAGAATGATGATTGGAAAGATGAGGCGAATTGGATAAAAAGTAACCCAAATATGGACGTGACAGTCAAGTCATCTTACCTAAGAAAAGAGGTAAGGAAAGCTATGAACACACCATCGGATGAGGTCAACGTAAAGACTAAAAATCTCAACATGTGGTGCGATAGTTCGGACGTATGGATTCCGGATGATTATATACTGGCATGCTCAAGGAAGGTGGATCTGGATGATTTTACCACGAAGGATGACTGTTTTGCCGGTATAGACCTCTCGTCCACATCGGACTTGACTTGCGTATCGTTCATGATACCAAAGGATGGCAAGTTTTATTTCAAGACGTTATATTATCTTCCAGAAGAAGCTTTGGAGACAAAAAAGAACAAGGAGCAATACAGTGAGTGGGTGAGGCTTGGTTTTTTGAAACTTACCCCCGGTAACGTTGTTGATTACGATTATATACTGGACGATATTCTATCGGTAGACAAGAGGTTGTATATAGTAAAAGTAGGATATGACTCTTGGAACGCCACGCAGTTCGTGATAAACGCTACGGATAAAGGGCTTCCAATGGAGCCGGTAAGCCAGTCCATAGGAAATTTCAACCGTCCAACAAAAGAGATGGAGCGTGTAATATTGTCCGGCAATGTGGTAATTGACAATAATCCGATAACTCGCTTCTGTTTTAGGAATGTTGTTATGAAATTGGATCATAACGGGAATACGAAACCCTCTAAGGAATATAGGGATAAGAAGATAGACGGGGTTATCTCCATGATTGAGGCTATGGGGGTTTGCTTAATGACACCTCAATACTCGAATAGTATATAGACTCTCTCTGATGTATTACACGATTTCGGTTTAAGGTAAAGACATCGTGTATGAGATTTTTGGGTTTGGATATAAATATAAGGCGCTCACAGAAAAAGGAACCCGTTGAATCCTTCGTTAACGTGCAACGCTTTGGCGGTGGGTCAAGCAGGAAACCGGCTATGACACTTGCCGCCGTATATAGATGCGTCAATGTCATTAGCGAGAGTGTGGCGCAACTTCCTTTAGACACTTTCAAAAAAGATAATGAGGGATATAAAAGCCCCTATGTTGGGCATCCCGCTTACGACCTTCTCCGGGAGTTCCCTAACCCGGATATGACAAGATTCACGTTCCTTAAAACGTTGGTAAGCTCCGTGTTGCTTAATGGCAACGGATACGCCTACGTTGACAGGGATGAATACGGTAATGCGTTATCCCTTCAATATATACCTTCCGGGCTGGTTAGCGTAGTCTATATTACGGTTGATGGTATCCCTAGGATGAGATACCAAGTGACGGGATTCAAGTCTCTTGTTGAGCCTTCTGATATGATCCATGTATTGAATTTTAGTTATGACGGTATAACCGGCGTATCCACATTAACGCACGCACGCAATACGCTTGGCATATCGAGCAGCGCGGAGGATTACGCGAAACAATTCTTTAGCGATGGTGGTGGCGTTATGGGGATCTTGTCCTTTGATACTAAGCTCCGTGATGGACAGAAGGAGGAGATAAAGAAGGCTTGGGCCGATATGGTTTCCAATGGGGGAATTGGTGTATTGGAGGCAAATAGTCATTACCAGTCTGTGTCAATAAATCCATCTGATGCCCAGATGTTAGAGACAAGGCAATTCAACGTGATAGATATATGTCGCTTCTTCGGGGTTTCCCCTGTCAAGGCGTTTGACCTATCTAAATCCAGCTATAGCACGGTGGAGGCTACGCAATTGGCTTTCCTTACTGATACATTGGCCCCGCTCTTGGAGAATATAGAGCTTGAGATGAAACGAAAGGTATTCCGTCCATCTGAGATATCCTATGTTGAGGTAAAATTTGATACAAGCAACCTGTTGAGAGCTGACAAGGCGGCACAAGCGACGTTTATGAAAACAATGTATGAGATGGGAGGTATGACACCTAATGAGGCTCGCCGTATGATGGACATGCCCAAAGTAAAGAACGGGGATCAACCGCTGGTTAATAACGCTATGGTTCCATTGGAGTTTGTGGCTAACAAGAAGTTTGATGCAGGGAAAGAGCGGTCTTGATCGCTGTATTACATCGTTTCGGTATATAATAAAATATCTATCAGCATGACAAATAATAAGGAAATAAGAGGAATATCATACCGGGCTTCCATAGAAGAGGAATCCAGACATGTGGAGGGATACGCTTTGCTTTTTAATACGGATAGTCAACCTATGTGGGGGGGGGATCTCATAGAACGGATAGCGCCTACGGCCTTGGACGGCGTATTGGAGAGGAGCGATGTCTTATGCTTGATGAACCATGATGAGAGAAGGGGTGTATTGGCTCGCTGGAGAATGGGTGAGGGATCATTGAAGTTGGAGGTTGATGCCAAAGGACTTAAATATTCTTTTGATGCTCCGGATACAGCCTTGGGTGATGAGCTGGTAGAGGCTCTGAAGAGAGGGGATATCGCTGAGTCATCTTTCGCCTTCACGGTATCTAAGGATAATTGGGAGAAAGGCGAAAACGGTAAGTATATCCGCACGATCGTCCAGATAGACAAGCTGTATGATGTGAGCCCGGTGTATTATCCGGCTTATGAGGATACCGAGGTGGCCTTACGGTCTATCGAAAGCATTCGTGATAAGGAGCGTAAGGATTTAGAGGATAGGCAAAACAAGGAAAAAGAGGAACGGGAAAAGAGGGAAAAGGAGGATTTAGAAATTTATTATAATAATCTTAAAAACAGATTTTAATATGTCAAAGAAACAACTTACTATCGTGGAGCTTCGAGACAAGATCGGATTGCTCAACACCGAAAAACAAGGCATTTTCGATAAGATGAAGGCCGAGGGCCGGAAGGCAGATGAGAATGAGGAAAAAAGATTGGCCGAGATCGTTACGGATATCGCCGATTGCGAGTTTGAGATCAAATTGGCCGAGGCTAGGAATAAACAACGTCCGGTGGCTAACACCCAACATTCTAGGGGAGGATTGTTGGCTAAGGCTATCCGCTCAAAGATCACTGGCGAGACTTGTGACGAGGTGGAGGGGTTGATCGATGCCGGACGTAGGGCTATGACCGAGGCTAGCTTACCGGTGGATCAAGGAAGCTTGTTGATTCCGATGGAATATAGGGGCAATTTTATTTCCGCTCAAGTCACAGGTGATGGTAAGGAACTTATATCAGAGGATTTGCTTGGCATCTTGCAGCCGATCCGTGATAGTTTGGTCATGGTAAAGGCTGGGGCTACTTTTTTAACGGGACTGAAAGGTAATATAGGTATTCCTGCGTATTCTGGCTCATCCGTTAATTGGGCTAATGAGACAGGGGCGGCTCAGAACGGGAAGGGCACGTTCACAAAGGTAGAGCTGGCTCCTAAGCGCTTAACAGCCTATATTGATATCTCTAAGCAGTTCCTTGCGCAAGATACGCTATCTACTGACACTATGCTTAGTAATGACTTGGCACGCGCGGTGGCTATCAAGTTGCAGAAAACGATCCTTGGTGCCGAGGCTACTAACGCAAATAAGCCTGATGGCTTCTTTACTGGCACGCCAACTTATACGGTGACAGGAGAGGCTTCTTTCGCTAATATGATCGCTATGGAAACTGCGGTTCCCGTTGATGAGGCGTTAGTGAATAATCTTGCTTATATCACGTCAGTCAAAGGCGCGGGTATCTTGAAGGGTACTCTTAGAGCCGCAAGTGTAGCGGAGGGATTCATCTTGCAGAATGGCATGGCTAATGGTTACAACGTATATGCTACGTCAGGCATGGCATCCGGATTGCAAGAGAGCACGGATGAGGAAGGTATCATTTTCGGCAACTGGGCGGATTTCGTTATCGGTCAATGGGGTGCGTTGGATATCACGGTTGATCCTTACACGAAGGCCGCTGATGGCGAGGTCCGATTAGTTATCAACGCCTTCTTTGATGCCAAGCCTCGTAGAAAAGAATCATTCGCTGTTGGATCTATTAAATAACTAGGCTCATGATACTTACGCTAGAGGAGGCAAAGAGGCATTTAAGAGTGGATTTGGATTACACCGATGATGATATGTATATCGAGGAATTGATAGGCATGTCAGAGATCGACATCGCTAATCGTTTAAAATTCGACTCATTGACGGATGTTTTTCCGGACGGTATTATACCTCTTCCGGTCAAACATGCCGCCAAGCTTGTCGTGGCTCACTATTACGAGAATAGGGAGCCAATAGCTTTCGTTTCCTCTAGCAAGGTTCCCATGATGGTAGATAGCTTATTGTTTCCTTATGTAAGGTATTATAATCCAAAGGATCATGAGAGCGGGATTGATGAGAGATAAGATCACATTCCAATTACCTGTAAAGTCCGAGACTGAGTATTCTGCCTCTGAGGTAATTTATGAGGATTGTTTCTCTACCTATGCCCGTGTTTCCCACATTAGAGGCAACAGGGCGATAGAGGCCAATGAGATCGTCAATACCTATACGGTAAGGATCGAGATACGCCTGTATCATAAGGTCGATTATGACATGGTTATTGTCCATGATGAGATAAGGTACAGGATACTCGATATCAATCCGGAGAGATCCAAGAATTGTATAACCATCACGGGGGAGAGGATCAATGAGTAAGGTCAAGGTTGATATATCGGAATATAACCGGATGGTGGACAGGCTTACCGGGAAGGAAATGGATAAGGCTATGATTTCCGCCGTTCGATCCGGCGGGCAGATCATAAGGAGAAGGACTATCCAGAACTTTGGTTCCGGAACCGCTTTCAAGGCTTTCAATGTCTATAAAGACCGTAACGGATCAACTAAGAGATTACCATTGGTAAGGCTTAACGTTAATAAGAAAACCAAAGATGCCGTTGTTGATATACTAGGGGATTTTAGAGCCAAGTTTTTTGAGCTTGGTACCAAACGGAGATTTACCAAAGGGCATCGGGTCACCGGCGTTAAAAGAAAAGGCGCTAGGCGATATTTGATTAGATTGGGGAAACCCGCGAATCGTGGCATTATCACGGGACGAAGGTATTTCAGGAAAGCGCAAGACTCGGAAGAATCAAAGGTGCTTGACGATATGGAGAAAAGAGTGATGAGGGCTGTAATAAGGATAGGAAGAAAGAAATGAGAGCGTTAGAGATAGGAGCTTTGATTAAAAGACTGTTAGCTGATATGAGTATCAATGACAGGTTGAAAGGCCGTATATATCCGGTCGTTGCCGAGCAGAAAACGCCTTTTCCTTTTGTTACGTACAAAAGAAGTGGGGTAGTCTTGGAATCGGACAAGGATGTGTCTTATCGTTATGGAATGATCAGCGTGGATATCATTATCGTCGGTTCAAGTTACTCTCAATCGCTGGACATTGCTTCCGCTATAGTGGATGAGATGCCTGACTATCCGATAAACTTGGATGGTTTTGATATCTCCGATATAAAGCTTGCCAACGCCGTTGAGGATTTTCAAGACGAGGCGTATATACAGGCTCTTACGTTTAATATTGTAATTGATAATTAACATGGAAAATAAAGTAGTAAGAGGAAGGGATTTGATGCTCTTCAAAAAGGTTTCAGAGAATTATGTAGCACTTGGCGCTGCTACTACGCATACAATGAACTTATCAAGGGAGGAGCTTGATATCTCCAATAAGGATACTGGAGAATATGGCGATACCGAGCTTGGGCAAATCAGCTGGGATATTCAAGCGGACTCGATGATGATTGAGGCAGACTATGATAGTCTGGTTGACGCTTTTTTATCGGGAGAAGTGCTTCATGTGGCATTCGCTGTCACTGCCGAGGCAGGATCTAAGACGGGCAAACCTTCCGCAGGATGGACTATTGGGTCCGGAGGATATGAGGGAGACGTATGTATCACCTCTATCACGGCCAATGCCGCCCACAACGACAAGGCTACTTATTCCGCTACATTTAAGGGCAAAGGCCCGTTGCTCAAGAGATCTTGATCATGATGGAAGATAAGATCACTATAAAAGATAAGGAGTATCGCCTTGGATATAATCTTCGCGTCCGAATGATTTACGAGAAGATCATGGGAAAGAATATCGGCGATGACATGTTGACGTTTGAGAATATCGTGTTCTTTTATTCTGTATTGTTAGCGTACAATAAGGGTTTCACTATGGACTTGGAGGCTTTTACCGACATATTATGCGATGACGAGTCTATATATATCGATTTTTTGAAATGGTCCGTAGAGTACAACAAGAGGAAGGAGATATTGGAAAATACGGATAACACTGATAATGACGATAAAAAAAAAGAATAAGCGGTAAGGATATATTCCAAGCTTTGGTTTTTGTTGGCGGGCTTGATCCGGCCTATGTGCTTGATGATATGGAACCATATGAGATTGACGCTTGTATGGAAGGTATCCATAAGAAGTACATAGAGAGTTGGAATCAAACCCGTCAATTGGTTTATACGATAGCCCAAGTAAATAGCAGCAAACGTATAGATATAAAGGATATGATGCCCTTCCCTTGGGATGAGAATGACAGCATGGAGATGCCAGAGGAAGAGCGTGAGAGATTGAGCTATATGTTAAATGAATTTGTAAAATTGAAGAATAATGGCGGCGGATCTATTCGTAAGAATCCTGTTCAAGAATAATGAGTTTGACAGGTCTATAAATAAGACAAGGAAACAGGTCTCTGATTTCAAGAAGGTGACAGAGTCCGTTGGAGGGTCAATCGTTAGCATGACAAAAGGTTTTGCCACTCTTGGCGGCATCTCATTTGCGCTTATGGACGTTACCAAGAAAAGCATGGAGTTCGAGAAATCATTGTCAGGTCTTAGATCTTTAACCGGACTTGGGGCTAAGGATATGGAGTATTTCAAGAAAGCTGCTATTGATTTAGGATCTACATCTACACAAACAGCATCGCAAGTAGTTGAGGCTTACAAATTGATAGGTTCACAACAGCCTGAATTATTGAAAAATAGAGAGGCGCTTAACGAGGTCACGAAACAAGCCATTATCTTAGCCGAAGCTGCGGGTATGGATGTCCCATCTGCGGCAAAAGCTTTATCTGGATCTATAAACCAAATGGGTGAGAGTGCTAATGTGGCAGGTGAATATATTAATATATTGGCGGCTGCATCGCAAGCGGGATCGGCTGATATACAATATTTATCCAAGGCTATAGAGAAATCCGGAGGTGCTGCTAATTCCGTAGGTGTTAAATACAATGAGCTTGTAGCCGCTATTGAGACTATCGCCCCTAAGATAACGGAAGCTAGTGAGGCTGGGACGAATTTGCGTAATATATTCTTGATATTGGAAGGAAGCTCTGATAATAATCTTAGACCTTCTGTGGTTGGTTTATCCAAAGCTTTAGATAATCTGGCAAGCAAAAATCTAGATGCTACCCAAATGACTAAAATGTTCGGAAGAGAGAGCGTTACGGCGGCTTTAGCTCTGGTTAACGCAAAAGATCAATACAAAGGGTATATCGATGCCATAACTGGGACAAACACGGCTTTAGAGCAACAACGGATTAATAACGCAAATTTGGAGGGATCTTTAAATGCGGTATCATCCGCATGGGAAGGGTTTATTCTAACCATGAACAAATCAAATGGTTTTTTGTCTACCGCCGCCCAAGGAGTAGCCTCATTGATACAGAATCTTACTGATTTAGCGAAAACACAAGATGAGATACAAGAAAAGGTCATTGGTGATAAGGCAAATAAAATAATTGATAAAATAAAAGGAGCTTATGATGCAAACATAAGCGGGGGGCTATCAAAGCAACGTTCTATAGAATTAACCGCTATAGAATATGATGAGACAGAAGCCTATAAGATAGATGTTCTCAAAAGCGATTTGTCATCCTTAACTATGTCCTTGGGAGATCTAGAGAAGAGACGAAAGGAGTTGGCAGGAATGCCCGGTTATTATAACCGAAAAGAGAGAGGAGATATTCTCCAATCCATCCATGATACCAAGGAGAGGATAAAATATATACAAGAGGAATTGAGTGTAAGAGAAAAAGCAGATGCGAAAATAAAAGAATTTTTGAATAATACGACTCTAAAAGATAAAACTGATAAAGGGAAACCTATTGCCGTGTCAGATGTAGCCGCTAAAGGCTCAATAGATTATATCGAGACCCAGATATCAGATTTATCAAAGAAATTAAAATCCGCAACGGACGAGGCCACGAGGCAAGGAATCCGTATTGCCATAGAAAAGTTGAAGGATGAGAAATTAAAGATAGAGATGGAACCCTTACCTGAAGGCTCCATAGATTATCTTAACGCCCAGATATCAAGCCTAACGAAAAAACTTAACACGGAAACGGACGAGGCTGTAAGACAAGGGATCCGCACGGCTATAGAGAAGATCAATAAAGAAAAATATAACATAGAGCTGGAAGCTACGCTTGGACGGTTGAAACCGATGGAGGGGGATAAATTCGGCGTGTCAGCAAAAGGCCGTAATGCAACGGAGGATATTAAGTCTGGCTATATATCGGTTAAAGGCGTATCCAGTGACGCTATCAAGTCAAATTATGAATACGCTGATTCATTGGGGGCTATCGGTAATATGATGTCCTCTGTTTCTCAGCTAACAAATGAGGGGGCCGCATCATGGTTAAGCTATGCGTCTAATATCATACAGGCAGTAGGACAAGCCTTGCCTCAATTATCAGCTCTTGCCACTAAGAATGCGTCTGTCGCCGCTACAGGGGCGGCGGCATCGGTTTCCTCCATCCCCGTGGTAGGGTGGGTAATGGCCGGTACAGCTGTAGCCTCTGTAATAGCGGCTATGACCAATATACCAAAATTCGCTAATGGCGGTATAGTCCCCGGTAACCTGTATTCGGGAGATCGTGTCCCGGCGATGGTTAATTCGGGGGAAATGATCTTGAATAGATCCCAGCAAGGGCGTTTGTTCAATATATTAAACAGCAAAGGAGGAGTCAACGGGAAAGACGTACGTGTCACTGGCGAGGTGGTAGTGTCAGGTGAGCAAATGAGGATATTATTAGCGAATACTGATAGAAAATTAAGGAGAGGGAGATGAATAGGAAATATCACAATGAGTTTAAAGGCATAGATGGGGCCTTGAATAGGATAGATATATTATCTAAAAACGAGGCAATAGATCAGCTCGTGAAAACAACGGGTACCCCATTCTTGCTTCAATATCAAGACATTAATAAGTTAACACCGATACAAGGGGCTCAGGCCACTATTGAACTAGTGAGCGAGACTAATTTTCAGTTTAAAGACCTACATACTGATGATATGCAGGGATATATGGTATCTCTATACAGGAATAACGAGATCTTTTGGCACGGTTGGCTTGATCCCGAATTGTATAACGAGACCCTATCTTCCTTTCATCCATACCCTGTGGAGTTCACGGCTTCCGATTTCAATATCTTAGAGCGGATAAAATATATGGATGATAAAGGGAATAAATATGATGACATAGCCTCTATGATGACACATATAAATAGATGCCTAGACAATCTTGGACTCCCATTCTCTAAACTGTACATAGGATGCAACACTATTTTAGATGGTGTTACGATGAGCGATCAGGAAACAGCTTTGCATAAATCATTTATCATGTCTTCCAACTTTTACGACGAGGATGGAGTATCAATGAGTTGCAGGGAGATATTGGAGTCTATCTTTCAGCCATTTGGATTGATGATGGTACAAAAAAACGGGAATGTGTATATTTATGACTATAATACCGTGAAGAGAGGTTTGCCGATGAAAAGATATGATTTTAAGACATACGCATTCGAGGCGAACGAGAATGTAGATTTCTTTTATGGAGATGTATTAGATGTTGGGTTAATGTCAAAAAACGGCGATTATGGATTTGAGGAAATGATTAATAATATCAAGATCACTAGTTCGCTTTACGGTGATAACAGCATGGTAGATGTAAATGTATCAGAGAAATCGTTAAGTGATCTTATTGATAGCTATCTAGGACGTGACTTTAAATTGTATTATTATTCAAAATGTGTTGGCGTTGAAAATCTTTCTGGAAAGTTCGCCATATACAAGAGAGATTATGAGTCAGACATAGAAGGAGCTTTATTGGACTATGCCCCAAATCCGTCTAATATATATCCTGTTTACAGGATCAGATACCCTGATTATATATTAGGATCGGATACTTTATGTTTTATAAACCTTATATTGCAGACGTATGTGAATACGAGGGAAAATCCATTCAATGAGGATAGTGGCGTTAAGGATAATCCAAATAGCGGAACGATGAAGTTGTATTGCAATCTTTATATGACTGATAGTTCTGGGAAACCGTTGAGATACCTTGATCTTGTCAATGATAACGGATCATTTTGGGTTGATGTATCAAATGGAGTGATAGAGCAAGGGAAATGCCTATTATGGGTAAGTCAAGAATCATCGGTAACTGGAAGCGTATTGGATACGTGGGTTGGTAACGCAAATATATACAATCCTATGCCTATGCGATTTAATATAGAGACCATTCCGTCTGCTGGTGATGGATTGGATGTGCCTACAAATAAGAGTTATGGATTTCTTGTTTTCGAGATCACGAATAAGGCTAGGGTCGTTAATCCCAAAGATGATAAAGGCATAGGCGCCGATGGTCTTTTAGATGATAGCTTGGTTGAAAACATCTTGATAAACAATATATCCATGAAGCTTATAACGGAGAACAAGGAGGATGTTTCTGTCGATGACTATGAATTTAAGAGTTATATAAACAAGAAGGTTGCAAATGATTTTAATGATATAACATTAAAATGTATATCAGCGAACGAGGAGGGAATACCGATAGGGAAAGGAAACATATTAAAAAAAGAGGGAGACAAATACACTTTACAAACCTCTTTCACCCGATCTAATCAGACGGATATATTGGAGCGTCTACTTATGTGTACTATCCACTCGAATTTCAGCCAAAAGAACGAGAGATTCTCCGTTACCACCAAGATAGCTGGCAACCCAATATTATCTTACATAACATATTATCCTGTCTTATCGGGAGAATATATTGTGTCAGGATGCGCTATTGATTTCAATAAAGGCAGCGTAAATATTTCTGCTGTAGGATATTCCGATGATACCGCCAAGTTAAGCGATATACCATACGACTGATGTATTACACCATATCGGTACATATATAGATATGGTAATGAATGTTCATCATAATAAGATAAGAAAGACGGCCCTTCCACGTACTGGAAGGGCGTTAGACGCTATTGGAGGCGGATCTATAACGAGCTATCGAATAGAATCCGGAGAAGGCGGTGGGGGGGCTTCGCTTATTGAGATTCAAGAAGGGAAGGGTATATCTATTACCAAGAATGATCATATATATGAGATATCTCATAAGGACACGTCTACCGCAAATTCAATTATCAAAGAAAAGAAAAAAGCCTTAGCGGGAATAGGTCTTGATGACTTCGGCCATGTCACGGGCTTGGATACCTGTGACATCCTCGATCTTGAGGACTTGGATAAGAGGTATCTTCGCAAGGATATCAATGACGAGGCGGCGGGAGAGATCATCTTCGACAAGAAGATAGGCTCCTCCATCTTCCTCGACGGCATGGACGGTAAGGGCTGGGAGATCAAGGCCGACGGTTCCGGTATCATGGAGGCGTTGAAGGTGCGTTCCGACATATACGCCGGTAACAAGATCGGCTCCATATCGTTCGCCCCCGGCTTCACCGGCTGGGGCACGGAGATAGACATCCCCACGGCCACGGGAACCTTTGACAACATATTCGTTAGGAAGACCTTCACGGCCTACGAGATAGTGTATTCGCAGATATACGGGTTGGGCGGCAACCAGATCGTGTCCGATATCAACAAGATCGGGAGGGTCGAGAGGCTGTCCGATCGTTGGAGATGCTACATGGACGACATGGACGGTCTCATGCTGATGAACCTCAGGGAAGGTGATGGAGTGAGGATACAGAGAAGGAACGGTATCACGTCCACTAAATATATCTTCGGTCGCTGTATCGGTATCTCATCCGACTATTTCGACGTGGCTTACCCGCTGATAGAGGGTACCGGCGAGCCAGAGGCTGGGGATTTCGCCATGCGATGGGGTAACGACAGGGATACCACTAGGCAGGGCCTTATCTACCTGACATCGGCGGATCAAGGAGCGCCGTTCATCGCCGTATATGACGGTATCACGGGCGTTTCCACGCAAGACACGCTGAAGGCCCAGATAGGCAACCTCTCCATGATCCGTACCAAGAACGGTACGCAACTGAAGGGTTACGGAGCTTACCTTAACGGGATCTATATAGAGAACTCGTCCATATACCTCGATAACGGCATGACCGTGGAACAACAGTTCTCCGTGATGAACGGGGAGCTGAGGAGCGAGATCGAGGGGGTGAGGAACGACATGTCTCTGGAATCCGGAAATATACTTGTCAACTCCACGTTCGGGAAGGACACGAATTATTGGCGGTCGGAGAACGAGGTCCATTTCATCAACGTCGGGGGCGACCTGTTATGGATAGGCGGCGCTTTCTACTCGGAGAAGAGAGAGGTGGCGGACATCTACCGTGACGGTGAGCGCAACGTACTCCGTCTGCTGGGGACTACCATATACCAGTCAAACGCCAACATGAAAGGCGATAAGGCGGCTGGGACCTACTCGTACGCCTTTTTCTACAAGGTCATGAGACGAGGTGTTTTGACGGTGGGTTTCGCCGGGCAGGAGTTGTACGACTCCTTGACCCTCGATCCGTCCGGCGAGTACGTCAAGCTGTCAAAAGTCGGCAAATGGGACGGTACCGGGGATTTCCGGATCGGATTCACCGGCGAGATATTGATCTACGGCGTGTCGTTGTTCAACGACCGGTTGGCCGATGCCGTGATAAAGCTTGAGACGCGGATATTACAGACAGAGGAGTATATCAAGTTGCTGGCCACGAAGGAGTACGTGGACTCGGAGACCGGTGCGATATATACCAAGTATGACGCAGAGTTGTCGGTCATGGCCGATAAGATTGAGCAACGTGTAACCAAGACGGATTTCGATACGGAGACAGGAGCGATTAAATCGGAGCTAGAAGGAAAGATTACCGTAGAGGCTGGAAGGATAACGAGCTTGTCGACATCATTAGATAACACAAACAATTCGCTTACGCAAGTAGGCACGGAATTGGATGCTGTAAAAGGTAATCTGGAGCTATATGTCAAGAAAGATGGTGTGATAAGTTCAATCAATCTTTCAGATGAAGGCATATTGATACAGGCTGACAGGATCAATCTTGTAGGGGCGGTGACATTCAATATGTTCAATACGGATGTCAAAAATACGATCAATAACGCTAGCAGTAATGCTAGTTCGGCTCTATCGAAAGCTAACGAAGCCTTGTCTGACGCTTCTAGCGCATGGAGTAAGGCTTCGTCTGCCGAATCGACTGCCAGTACAGCATATTCAAACGCTTCCAAGGCTATTCAAGACGCAGCTACGGCCATATCAAATGCCGCTAAAGCTGTAACTACAGCCGGATCAGCGCAAGAAGCTGTTAACAGTCTTCCTGCATGGAGTAAGGAGGCTAGCATAATACAGGCCTTAACTTCTGCCACTGTGATAGTTAATGGATATGTAAAGACATCCATGATCGACGTAGATAATCTATACGCAACCAGTTTGGCGGCGGTAAGGGGTACGATAGGAGGGTTTACTATAGAAAGTAATAAGTTATCTTCTAATATGGCAAATGGAGGGACGTTCTCAATCAATCCTTCTGGCAATATAACATTTCAGGAAAACTCTGCAAAAAAAGTTGCCATAGGAACAAATGTAGGGATATCATCATTTAGTAGCAACACCTTTATAGGAATAGAGGATGACGGGGATAATGTGTCAACTTATGGGCTGATGATAGCTTCTCAAGCCTCGGTTATAACCGGTCTTGGAATATACAAGAACTTGAAAGATTCCACAGGAAGGAGAAGCGTAGAAATAGGAATCAGGCATTACGATGGGGACGCATCTTGGTTCTATAGGGCATCTATAAAAGCCTCGCATATGCCATTTAGCAATCATATTGACCCGGGTGAGTCTTATCCTGTGAGATGGAGTGCTACTACCGGAGATTTTTATGTTCAACAATAATAATAAATTAGTCATGAAAGTAAATTTCAACAAGCCCCTAAAGACCTTCAAGGGGGAAGACATGAAGGACGAGTTCGGAAAAGTACAAATCATCAAGGATATAGTATGCGCTAGGCTTTACTCGTCCGGCGATGACATGAATCAAGACGAGAAGTTCGAGGCTTACAACCTCATGACACGGATCAACGCCGCCGAGGGTGAATTAGATATCAGCGACAAGGAATCAGTATTGATAAAGAAATGTTGCGACAAGACGTTGACCGCAGGGGCCTTCGGTCAGATCTTTAACATTTTAAACGTATGAGACCATGGAGATAACGAGCGATACTAGGACAATAAACGGCTACTCGGAAGTAGCCGGTATCAAGATACAGTATTCCGCCTCGGTCAAGACCGATGAGCGGATAGACCGGATAACAGGCTCTTTTATCAAGGACGGGGTACGTGTGGGATCTCTGGCCTACGAGCGTAACGGGCAATTCTTCATGTCGGTGGACAAGCCCGGCGTGATAACGAGCAAGGAGGATGCGGTGGCCATCGCCACTCAATTCTTTAACGACACTTACGAGATGTTGAACAGTCAAGCGGTGGAGTAATATGGAAAGCATCATCCTATCATCGGGCACCGAGGTGACCCCCGAGGACATCCAGAAGATAGCGTCGGCGGTCAACGACCTCTTGCTGACCACTTCGAAAGACCCGGGGCAGTACGAGGAGGCCGATAGCCTGCAAGGTATATCGTCCTTGCCGGTGTTCAGGCAATCCGGCTCGGCCTATGATCTCGTGCGTGTGGCCATATCCTTGTTGAGGGGCGTTGACGGGAAACAGATCGTCTTGCAGGTCACCGCCGATTACATACAGTGGCGTTACGAGGACGGGATGTGGCAGAACCTCATACCGCTTGCCGACTTGAAGAGGCCGGCCACGGAAGCCGCCGCCGATGTGCGTGAGAGGATGGACGCTATCGTGAGCGAGGTGAACGCCTTGAAGACCCAGTTCGAGAACGACGTGAGGCACGCCTTGGAGAGGGCGGACGCGGCAACCGAGAAAGCGAACACGGCGGCTGAGAACGCCAAGTCGGTGTCTGACCACCCGGGCTATATCGGCGATGATTTCCATGTCTACACGTGGGATTACGCTACCGGGGCCTATATCAAGACGGACAGGATACTGAAACCGGAGGCGTTCACGATCTACAAGGTCTATAAATCGGTATCGGCCATGGAGTCCGACAAGGCAAACGTCCCGGAGGGGAAGTTCGTCATCATCAACACGGGCAGCGTGGAGGAGGAGGATACCGGCAAGCTATATCTCAGGACATCCACGGGCTACGACTATATCGTGGACGTTTCCGGCATGAGAGGCTTCACCGGGAAGACCCCGCAATTCTCCATAGGCACCATAACGGAGGGCACGTATCCTTCCGTATCGTTGTCCGACGGGGGCACGGACACATCCGGCAACCCCGTATACAGGATGAACTTCGTGTTGCAGAGAGGCCCTAGGGGATTCTCTCCCAAGATATCGATCGGCAAGGTGACGACCGGTCTCCCGGGAACGGCGGCCCAAGCCACGATAACCGAGAAGGGAGAGACCGAGGAAGGGGTCCCATTGGCAGAATTAGATCTTACCATCCCGCAAGGACAGGACGGGGCGGTGGCCGGCGTATACAAGACAAGGGAGATCGACCATGTCCCGGGGGCTAACGACGTGACCTACGAGGAGGGCGGCGAGACCAAGAGCTACCCTATAGGCGGCGAGGTCTATCTAAGGGAGTCTCCCGGAGACGTTACGTTCTACAAGCTCCACGACATAGTGGAGGGTAAGGCCATATGGGAGGAGTCTTCCGGTGCCGCGTTACCGGGGAACGTCTACTTGACCGGGGCGAATTACTACAATGAATCAGTAACAATAATCGATAAAGGGATATTATCATGAGCAAGAGAGGAGCTTACGTATACCAACAGATAGAGCAGTCCACCGCCGAGTGGACGGCTGACAGCACCATATACCCGCCGTCGCTATGGCTTTTCGAGCGGTTAGCGAACGGAAATTTAAGCATGAAGTTCTCGGACGGTGTCCATACGTACGCCGAGCTTCCATTGATGATGCAAGACATCAAGGTGAGGATAAAGACTAACACGGACACGGAATACGTCTTGGAGATAACCTCCGCGGAGGGAACCATAACCACGCCTAACTTGCGTGACCATTACGACGATACGGATATCCGGAATCTGGTCACCGGTCTAAGGACGGACGTTGATAAGTTAAAGCCCGTTGTCACATCCACCCCGTCTAACGGTCAGATAACCATAACGCCGGACAAGGCAAAAAATGACGATCCGGACGTGTCGATAACGCTGGAGACCAAGGGAGACAAGGATAAGTCGCTGATGGCCGACGGCAAGTACCGCAAGCTGCCCGTGTACGGCAGGAACCTGTTGCTGGGATCAGGGAAGGAGGTTAGCAACTCGAATTACAATATCGCTAATTATTGGTTGGCGGAACAGATACCAGAGGGAACTCAAGTCACGTTGACTATATGGGGAGAATTAGGCGGGGATAAGACATATTTTCAAGTTTATGCTTCAGATGGTATAACAAATCAAAGGGTTACTCTTAAAAAAGAAGATTTTGTTAATGGAAGATGTAATGTTACTTGGAATTGGATAGCTGGTAGTTCAGATAACACGACGATAAGGATATATGCAGCTCCCGGAAATTATACTAGTGTTTCCACCATCTACAAGATCAAGCTCGAGTACGGCGACATCTCCACCGAGTGGACCCCCGCTTGGGAGGATATACCAGATCTAGAAGAAAGATACGCATATGGTGTTGAATGGGATACTGCATCATCTAGTCCTGATGGAGTTAGAGTAGGTAATATGCAATTACATAGAGAACTACCTATCCAAAGTAAGATGAGAATGTGTGAAGTTGATAGGTTAGGTGCGGTTACTGCTGCTTCTGTTAGTGGTATGGTTCAAAGACTGGATGGAAGTATTATGACAGAAATCCCTGAGCATTGGTACAAATTATATACTAATGGTACAAAGTTTAGAATGATGCTATCAGAAATTCCATTACCCGGATATAATCATATAGATAAATTTTATATCTCTACTTATGAAGCATGTATTTCAAGAAGTGAAGGAAAACTATGGTCAGAAAATTTATATGCATATTCTGATGGAAATAGTAGTTTAAATAACTTAAGAGGAGGGGATAATACTTCTGATTGGGACGGCACCTACCGTTCCTTGCTAGGCCGTCCCGTCACCAACCTCACCCGGGACCAATTCCGGCAAGCCGCGAGGAAAAGAGGCAGCGGATGGGAAATGTATACCTATAACGCCCACAAGATCCTGTTCTGGCTATTCGCCGTCGAGTACGCCACGCTGGACAGCCAGAAGCCTTTCAACGCCCAGAAGGACGCTAACGGTTTCGCCCAAGGTGGCTTAGGTCCGGGACTGACGCAAATGACGGATTGGGCGAACTTCAACAACACCAACCCACTTATCCCATGCGGCTATACCAACGAGTTCGGGAACGGCTCGGGAGAGAAGGCATATGTCGTGAAGAACGCTTCCGGCGGTACTCACGCCACGTTGATGGCTAACAGGTATCGTGGCATAGAGAATCCGTTTGGACACATATGGAAATACACTGACGGGGCCAATATACAGGTCACCACGGGCGATGCGGGATTATCCATATTATGGACTACCGATGACCCGTCGAATTTCAGCGACACCTCTTACACCGGCTATGACAAGAAGGGCAATATCTGCCGTACAAACGGTTATGCCAAGAAGATGTTGCTTGGGGAAGATGGCGATATAGTGACCACGGAGGTCGGCGGTAGCTCCTCTACCTACTGGTGCGACTACTATTACACCAACACATCGGCTAACCGCATGCAGGTGGTGCTGGTTGGCGGTCACGCGGACAACGGGTCGGGTGCGGGCCTCGCTGACGTGAGGACGGATGATGCGCCTTCCGCTGCGTATCGTGACATCGGTTCGCGCCTTTGCTTTTTCCCCGAATATCGTAAAACGTCGGCGTAGCCGCACGTATCACGTCGGGAATTTTTTGTATAACGATTAAATAACAAGACATGAAAAGAACATATAGCGACACTATACCGATCACTATGGAAAAGGACGGTGACGGATCCTACCTTTACCGGTGGGACGTTAGAGAGGAGACAAGGGAGATGGGTGACGATATGGCCCCCGTGATCTCCTATAGTTACAACGAGGTCAGGGTATGGCCCACGTTGACGGCCAACAAGATATTGGAGGCCTGTATCAACGCCCTATGGGACAAGGACGTGGAGCAAAAGAAGCTGAACGACTACAACGCCGCCCAGCTGGGCATACTGGACTTGTCATACGTGGAGTCTTATAAGACGTTCCTTAACGAAAGGAAGGCGTTGAAAGACCGTGTGGATAGCGATTTCGCCGAGTGGGAGGCGGCGAGAGAGGATGAGAGCGTAGTGGTTGTTTAACTAATTAAAAAAAGCATCGGAAGAATGGATTGGACGATGATGTTAACCGCCGTATTAACCTTTGTTGGAGGAGGTGGTCTTGGAGCAGTGCTGATGTTTCCGCAAAAGAGGAAATCGGCCGAGTTGGAGAATGAGACGAAAGCGAGTGAGCAATGGAAGGAATTGTATATCAAAAGTCAGGAGGAAAAGAAAGGTTTGAGCAATCTTATAGATAAACTATACGACGATCAGGGACATTTTCGTGACGAGAATAACCGTCTTACAACCCAGATAGCGGTATACAAAGTACTTAAATGCAGAGATTTGAAATGTACCAATAGGAATCCTCCTATCGAGAACAATATAAATAGTGAGGATAAGGAGGATAAAGATTGCGATAAAGAAGGCTCCCCAGATCCAAAAGGATAGGGGAGCCGGATAAATTTTAGCTTCCTGTCTTTCGCAAGGGAGGATAGCAAGGTTAACAAAGCGCATAAAAGTATAAAAAATAATTGATATGAGAACGATTAACAGGAAAATCAACTTGATCGTGATCCATTGTTCGGCCACTAGGGTAGATAAGGATTATACCCCTGAGCAATTAGAGAGAGACCACAAGGCGAGAGGATTCAACTCCGCGGGTTATAACTATTATATCCGGAAGAGCGGGGAGATAGTATCTATGCGTCCATTGGAATTGATTCCGGCTCATGTGACCGGATATAACAAGAACAGTATAGGAATATGCTATGAGGGTGGTCTTGATCCGGACGGGAATCCGGATGATACACGTACGGAGGCACAGAGACAGTCGATTATAAGGCTGTTGTTGGATTTGGTCGTACAGTTCCCGGATAGTAGGATCTGCGGTCATCGTGACCTATCCCCGGATCTTAACGGTAACGGTAAGATTGAACCGGACGAGTGGATGAAGATGTGTCCGTGTTTTAATGCCGAGGAGGAGTATCGCAATATATGAAACCTTGGCAAGTAATATTAATACTAGTGTGCTTGGTAGCCAGTTTCACGACTGGCTACCATATCCGGGGGGATGTGGATGGCAATCAAATACATAAGACCGACACGTTTACTTATGTTGACACGATACATGACAGCATCCCGTACCCGGTCTATGAGACACTGGTACAAACAATACCTGAGCCGTTCCCTGTTTATATCACGTTGGACGGTGACACGGTAAAGGAACCTGTATATGTTCCGGTACCCATAACCAGCAAGGAGTACAAGACGGATGATTACCGGCTTTCAATTTCGGGTTACAAGCCTAATCTTGACTACATCGAGGTTTATAGAAGGACTGAGTATATAACCAAGACGATCACCCCACGTAGATGGGGAATCGGAGCGATAGCCGGTTATGGGATCGGTAAACACGGGTTGTCACCCTATGTCGGGATAGGTGGGTTCTATAGGATCTGGTGAGTAATACCCATAGGGGCGGGTATTGAATAAAGCCCCTATTCCTTCTTCTGATTCGACCCGGACGAAGGAAAACATAGCCAAGCCATGTGTGTTTATTCGGGGCTTCCCTTATATAACATGCGTGGCGTTATTTTGTTAATGAAATCTGCAAAAAAATGAACAAGGTCGAAAATTTTTACAGGAAAGTAATCGAGGCGGTCTGCAAGGAGTGCGGAACCGATCCGGTAATGATGTTTAGCAACAACAAGGAGAGGAACGTTGACGCTAGGGGAGTGGCTATAACCATACTGGCCGATCGCAAGTTGAGCGACAATATCATATCCGATCTGACTGGAATGACGAGGCAAGCCGTCAACCGGATGCGTAACTTGTACCCGGACAGGATAAGGAGGAGTTACTACCTGAGGAGGACGGTGGAGAGCGTCAAAGAGGAGTTATCCGGTATGGTCTGAGGTTGCGTTATGTTGTAAGGCATGTGATTTGTCTATGAAAAAATTTTCATATAACAAAATTTTTTGCGACATTTGCGGCGTAAAAGGTGATTTTGTAGCCTCGTCAAGTAACCAGCCTTGTCAGAGGCTTTGTTGTATACGAAAAGTTTCATTATGGAAATATATATGCCACATGCGGTAAATGATATTAGGATAGGAGAAGCCTTCAATCATCTATTCAGGATAATCCTGAAAATGGAGAATTCCGATGATGATGATTTCATATGGAACTTCCAATATACGGCATTTGTGACTCCATTTTTCTTATTGCCTCTTATGCTTTATAGAGATAAGTGCGGTAAGAATGTGGTTTGCAAGAATATATCGGACAGTGTTAAAAGCTATCTGGACTCTATTCATTTTGAAGGAGGTGTAGTAGCTGACAGTGTTAGTGATTTTCATAATTATATGGAATATTTTTCCATGAAAAAATATATTCCTATAATAAAGTTCCCGGGATGTAAAAGCAAGGATAGCATAAAAAACGATATACTATCTGTAGCAGAGAATATAATGATAAGGCAATTAAATATTGAAGGAGAGTTGAGAAAGGCTTTATCTTATATGCTGACTGAGACGATTGACAATATATCTGAACATTCAGAGAGTGAATTTGGTTATATATTTGCTCAGTATTATCCGTCAAAGAGTTATATAGACATTTGCATAGCGGATAATGGTATAAGTATACTGGGTAGTTATGTTAAGTCAGGCAAGGGAGGTATAACTAACGATGTGGAGGCTTTAAAAAGCGCGGGAAAGGGTATATCGACTAAAAATTTACCAGATACCGAGAATCGTGGTTATGGTATAAGTACTTGCAAGAGAATGTTGTCTAAGGGACTTGGAGGAACATATTTTTTGCTGTCTGGGCAAGCGTTTCATCTTATGTCAGAGGAAGAGACATCATATATAGGACTTCCTGATTATATAAAATGGGATGGAACTATAGTGGCATTAAGGATACCATATAAAGAGGAAAGGATGTTTAATTTTTATGAATATTTAGAATGAAGATCATGGAAAAGACAATTGTGATATCAGAATTGATAAGGGGAGAGCTTCGTTCTAGGACAGAAGCTAAAAAAATCTATATGAGGGCTAAGGATTTGAATAGCCCATGTGTACGTATAGATTTTAAGGATGTATATTTTATGTCTCGATCATTTGCGGATGAGTTATGCAATACAATAGAGGCTTTGGCCTTGGATAAAGTGAGGGTCTCTATGGAGAATGAGAGCGACTCTATAGATCTGATGATGAAAATAGTAAAAGGTAATAGAAATAAACCGAGGAATATGCATGAGGACAGTGAGGTTAAAGAATTTTCGGACATGGATTCATTGTCAGAGTTCCTGTCTACCATATAAAATTATTTCATGCTATATAAAATAGAATGATATGAAAAATTTAGATGAACCAAAAGCTAAGGAGTATGATGAATTCCTAGAAAGGAATAGTTTCGATAAATACTCAGATAGAAAAAAAACATATATCTAGTCCAACCACGCTACAATGCATGTATTGGAAACAGGTGGAACCGGTAGATATAAAAAGTAACCAACCATAAAAAATAAGCCTTGCATAAATTAGGAGAAGAGCTCCTTTCCATATCATTATAAAGCCTCCCTTAAAAGGTAAAAGCGTCGTCAACACAAATTGGCGGCGCTTTTTTTGTCTCATCCCCTTCCGCAAAGAACTAGCAACAACCTCGCAACAAGCTAGCAAGGAGATATTTATTTAGCAAAGCACTTCTCTGGATTTTTGTGGTGTCCGGGATAACCCGGATATGACCATAAAAAACTTCACATATGGAAGCAGAGAAAATCATTAAAGAGAAAGAGATCGTCCATGAGGATGAGCACAAGGATTACGCAAGCAAGGGCGTGGGTAACGCCGGCTTGACATTGGGTATCATTGGTACGGCTCTTGGAGCTTGGGCGGTGTCACGTAACCGTGGCGGCTTGTTCGGCGGTGGCTGGGGAGCCGGTATGCCGGAGAACGTTAACATCAACACGACCACAGGAGGCGGTGGTGGTTCCGGTGTAGGCGCTCCGACAGCGTTCATGGCTTGGGAGAAAGGCTGTGAGGAGGCGTTATCGCTTACAAACGCAATGTGGGGATTGAAAGTCTCAGGTATGCAAGCCGATTACGATCACCGCCAGACGGATATCGCCGAGAAATTCGCCTTGTGGAAATCACAGGTAGACGCTGATTTCGGATTGTACAAGTCACAGGTAGACGCTGATTTTGGTCTATACAAGAACCAAAGAGACCAGTTCGATGTCTTGAAGGCTCAGATTGATGAATTGAGGTGTCAGGTGGCTGTAGGTTCGGCGATTCGTCCTTACCAAGACAAGTTGCTTCAATGCGAGATCGAGAAGGCGTTCACGGCTAGTGTCAATTACACCGATCGTAGAACCTGCCGTATGATCACGGGAGAATTGGTATTGCCAAATACCCCTACGGTAACAGGCTATCCTAGCTACAATCCGTGCTCATGCCCGGCATCCGCTCCGGCACCTACGGCTTAAGGTAAAGTTAGTGGCTTGTGCTCCCTAGGGGGCGCTTGCCGCTTTCCTTTTTTTAACCACTAACAGTATTATCATGCAGACAAATGTTTTTTTAGGGGGGAGTGACCCTGTATTAGGTAGCAATCCTTATAATCCGAATATAAGCGAGATAGAAGCAAACATTCAGCGTCTCCAGCAAGCGCAGCAACAGATGGAGATCCAGAAGCAACGTATGCTTAACCCTTCTGCGCAACAGGCCCAAAGCCGTAATCCGGTGTGGGACGAGATAGATAAGCTCGTTAGCGAGATGTCGGATAGCGAGTTCGAAATGGTCAATAACAATCCGGAGTATCAACAGGCCTCCCAAAAGGTAATGTCCATCCTTAACCGTGAATACATGCGCATCATGCGTCCGTTGGTGGAGGAGAGCAAGGACGGAAAGGCCGCCTTGGAGGAATTGTTGGGAATGGCCAAGAAGATAAAGAAATCGGCCTCAGAGGAGGTTAACAAGAACATGGCGTTGTTCGCTGAGTACACGGCCAAATACGCCGATATGCCATACGCCGACTTCCTTAAATTGAAGAATAGCGGAAAAGGAGGTAAGAAATGACACGTGAGGAAGGTATGCTTATCGAATTGATCGATAAGGTCAAGAGACAAGGGTATGCTATCAGTACCTTGAGAGAGGAAGTGGAACAATTAAAGAAAGAGTCCTATGGAACTAAAGCAACAAGCTCTAGAGCTAAAAAGCAGGCTAATTAACTCGGTGGAGATATGGGCGGAGGAAAGGGTTGACTCTTTCGTCTCCGGGAACACGGCGTTCAAGCCTCTTGGAAAGTATCTTAAAAGGGGTGTCCATAACATCCTCGTGCAAAAGGATAAGGAGATCACTGAGAAAGTGGAAGGATTCATGTTGTTTGCGGCTGACGAGAACGGCAATTACGATAAGGAAGAGTTATTCGATGACGCTATGAACGTATTCAAGAGCATGAAGCCGTATAAGTTCGAGCAAGGATTCTTGAAGGGTACGATCGGGGAGGGATCTATATTGGTGGAACTTCCGGATAACGCTCTTATGAATTTTATCCTAGGCGAAACGAACGCTATCCGTATAACGGAAGCGGATTTTCTGGAACTGAAATCAATATTCACAGAATAAAATAAATGACAGGGTATGAGATACAAGGAATTGATGAAGGACTATCATTCGAAAGGGATGGTATCCGAGAAAAAGATGTGGGAGGCCATATGCGAGCTGGACGAGGCGATGGAGTGTCTAAAGGAAAAAGATCCCGAGAAATATGACGAGGCCATACGTGATATACATGAGGTTTTTTGCGGTCCTCATTATAATGAGCATTTCGCTAAGATGGACGTGGCGGCAATGCACCATAAAGGCAAGTCGGGGGAGGATAAGGGTGAGCACTGGAACATCCAGCAAGTAACCGCCGTCGCTAAAGGCATGAGCGTACCGGGCAACGCTAATATTTGGGATGTTTACGTTGCGCTAAATTCAGCGTGGCACGACAAGGAAGTAAAGTTCACGGAATGGTTCGGCCCGGACGCCGAAAAAAAGATCATTGAGGACGCTATAAACTTCTATTTTCTTGACGATGACGCTCCTGAAGGCAAGGTCTGGATTTATATGTGCGCTATGGATGATTAGGACACGATCACATAACAAGAAAAGAAACGATTCTGTAAGACGGGAAATAGACCGCCTTATAGAATCGTTGTCGTTCGAGCCTATAAACTTTCATGAGGTTATGGCTCGGATTAGGCACTTGATGTGCCTGTTATAGTGGATCTATCATTCCACATAGGCAACCATCAAGGAAGTACCTCAATTTCCTAATATCGCCACTCCTCATTGATATTATCCCTGATATTTCCTCTGTTGAGTCATCGTTACACATGGATACCATGATCTTGGGCGTTTTGCTTCCGGGTATTGGGAGACCATTTTTATCAGGAGTATAGACATATGTAGGATAAAACTCAATCCTACTTCCATCATCTAGGGATATAGCCACTGCGTCATGATCTTTTTCCCATTTCTTTATTTCTTCGCAATTCATATCGGCTGTTGCGATATACTCTAATTTCTCAGTTTCCATATTAAGCTATTTTTTTATTTTTAAAAACGTTGATGAAATATACTTGTCCTTCTCCTGTGACATAACATGTGAACTTAGTGAATACGGGTTCTCCCGGATTGGAGATAGTTTTCTCTTCGACCCAGAACAACTTCTTTTTGGCCGCAAGCTGGGTTGGGGTATAATAATTATCATATTTCCCCTTTGATTTGCTGAATCTTTGATGCCTTATAAGGTATTTATTTTTCACCATCCACTCATATAGCCGTTGCTGCCCGATCTCGTGGCCATTTTGCGTTATCAATTTGGCGAGATCACGGATAAGTATGTTTGTCTGGCTTGATTTCACGCTGTTTGTAAATATAACTGCCGGTTTCTGATCTTCTATCTCTTTCATTAAATCCTCATTTGCCAATTGAAGTCTCTCTTTCTCTTCTTCCGAGGCTATAACCATCATGGCTAAATCTTTTCTGGAAATTTCTTTTCTTTCGTTTTCAAGCTGCTCCCATCGAATAACCAGTTTAGCTCGTGCCTCGTCATTGAATTTGGTGGCGACATACAGGCATTCGGACCTTGTTAGTTGATACATAGGACGCATTTCTCCTTTTGCGTCCTTGTATTCAACGAGCGCAAAATTGCGTCCGTTGATTTTAATCCATGCAGGTTCCATCCCTCGGATAGACCGCATAACATCTGCGTGTCTCATACTTGTGAGTTCTGCAATCTCCATAGAACTCATCATTTTATTCGCTAATATTAAATTTGCTTCCATGATAATCCAATTTTAAAATTTAAATGCTGAGCGATCTCTTGATCTCTTCCGTGATCCTTTTAGTTATCCGTTCCTGATTCCACTCGTGCCATTCGGTATACAAGCCTTTTCCTACGAGATAAAAGAAACAGGAGTTCTTTAGATCGGTTTCTTGCTGAGAGGTTATCTTGGCCCATTTAAGGCGGTCCTCTAAGATTGATATATCCTTCTTTAGCTCTTGGATCTTTTTGCCCTCCAATGTTATTGATGCGTTTTTAGCGATAGTCGTATGAAAGACTTTCCGGTACACCTCAAAGACAGGGCGTATTTTCCGGGCGATAAAAAATTCCATGCAGGGCACGGATAGTCGATACTCGATCTTTGGCCTTCCTCCTTTGGGGTTTTGCGGATTTTGCCGCAAAACTTGATAGTCAATATCTTGCATGAATGTTTTCTGCAAGACATCTACGGCATCCGATCTCTTGTTGTACACTAAAGGATATACCTCGTCAAGGTTCACGGGGAACTCTTGATCTGATTTTGACAGTTTGAGTACTGCCATGAAGTAGCGTCTGATTTCTACGGTGCTACTTTCTCTTGTAAGAATTGTTTGCTTCATCTGGTGTGACAGTTAGATGAATAAAAAATAGCGACCCCACATAATCCAAAAGTTGTCACACCACACATATCGCAAAGATATATGAACGGATTATGGGAGCCGCTTATGCTTCTCTCATCTTTGCTGGCCTACTCGCTTGCAGCGCCTATGTGTAATGTGACGCCGCAAACTTACGAATTTTCCCGGAAAAGCAAACGATATCTTCTATTCTTTTTATTATGAGCCTTCACGGGAAGGCTCGGTTAATACTATTCCCCAAGATCGGGTATAGGCATCCAAAAATCATATTCGCTAACTATCATATCGGTTCTTTCGTCTTCGTTTACCCTCCACCAGATCGATTTCATAGAATAATACATAAAGCCGACATAGAATCTATATTCATGATATATGACAACTTCTGTGTTACATTCAGGCAACCGTTCCTCAACGCTTATCCATGGTGATTGCTTTGCCTGCCATTCGGCACCTGCTTTGAAAGCTTTAAAGCTGGCGCTTCTTACTGGTAAGCCTTTTGTTATATCACTTAGCGCAAATTCCTTTGCCGCTACTTCTACTGCTTGTTCCATTTCAATATCTCTTTCCATGTTTATTCTCCCTTAATTCGTTGTATCTAATTTTGTTATCGATGTGCCATAAGAGATCTATATACAGCAAGTCCGCATTAAGAAATATAATTACGATTGAAGCCTTGATTACTTCCGCTATATCCCCATCGTTGGTTAGGATAGATGTTAAAAAGAACATCCTCTCAGTAAAAGACATTTCCTTTAAAGCATCATCCCAGTCTTTATATTCCGGCTCTTTCATGAAATCGTAGATATCTTCAAGGCTGATATCTAACGCTCCTGCGAGATCCAGCAAGCGGATAACCGCATCGGCCATTTCATCGGATATCGTGTCCTTGACACATTTCTCAAATGCGCGTTCAAAACATTTGTTTTCATCAACTAAAACGGAATAACGGTTAAACTCACGCTCAAAAGTCGATATGCCTTTGAAATATTTTCCTTTCCTATCCGCTTCAACGGCCTCCGAAAGCTCTGTTATCACTAGCATCAGAAGATGTCCATTGCTCAAATCCGTGTCATGAAACCCGTGATCGCATGCGCATTTGTACGAACGGTCACGGAGTGCGTTGAAATCAATCTTGCTCATATTTATTTTCTTTTTTAATTAAACCTATCACATATTCGCATCCTGCTTCAAACCCCTTGTTATATCCCATACTATCACGGCCCTTGAAATAAAAAGAACCTAAGCATAACATAAATCCTATTATCATCAATATGAGTCCTAGGCCGAAGAAGGGTTGGGAAAAAGATATATGGAAAGGCTTAAACTGTATTGTCATTCCGGAGGATAATATGAATATTACTGAAAGCATAATGACTGCGGGTAGTATTGCCTTAATCATTTGATCCTCCTTTCAGCAATTCGAGATTGTCATAAACATTCCCAATAACACTTCCTTGGCACACCTCAAAGTCTAGCAGTTCACATGGATTAACCCCATCTAGGGATATGCACCATCCTGTATGTTCATACAAGTCAATTACTTTGGGAAACTCTCTTTTCTCTTCATGTTTCCATGTTGAGAATATAACGGCATAAATACGTCCGCTTGGGGCTTTTATTAAATCCCCCTCGTAAATCTCCTTTCCGCTCTTGTCTTTTAGGCCAGTGTACTGGCCTATAGTTGTTTTATCGCACATAACTCCAGACAATCGAAAGAAGTGAGTATCACCTCTAAAATTATACTCTATCTCAACATACAGTTCATTCCGCTGGTCTATAATGCAATAGTCGTCGGCTTGAACCAATCCACCATACGCCCATTTATTATTATCAATACGCTTCGCTCTGAATTTAATCTCACGCATTTGATCCTCCTTTCTCTGTTAAATATTTCTTATTCAAGTGACCTCTCTTGATGAGCCACTCAATAGCGTCAATCACATTGTCCATCAAGTTCTCCTTGTTGAAGGAGTTTGCGCAAGTATAAGTATTGTCACCTTCCCCGTCCTCGATCCAGTCCGATGCGTACATTAACTCAACGAAATTTCCGGATAGGTAATAAACCATCCCGTCAATATCATCTTGATATGATTTAGGCATCATATCTATCAGCTTGGATAGAGACCAAGCCGGGCAATCGTCTTGGTATGAACGATCGTAATACTGGCTATCTCTAAGAAGTATAGTTTCTGTCAAAGTGTATGTCTCTCCGTATACATTATAGAAAAACTTTCCTTTTTCGTCTTTACGGATATCCTCCCATGGTGCTATATTACTTTCATCGTCAACATATAGTAAAACCATGTCCGCCGTCTCCGGTCTCACCCCGGCCTCTAATAGCCGGGATGATTGTTTTTTATTCGTGCATATTTGATTCATGATTGTTTATTTAATTGTTAAATCGGTCATTGAACATTATTTTCTTCATGCTTTATTTCTCCTTCTTGTTGATCGCCTCATGAAGCGAATTATACACCCGGGCGAATATTTTTCTTTGCTTTTTGTCTTTTAATGAATCGGCGAACTTGTGCATGACCATCTTCTTCTTGTTATCCCAGATTATCCGTGCCTTATCCACTCCGTCAACAAACAATATATGCGGATATTTACCCCATTGTATCAATATGCCATTATCGATAAGATCTGTGATCTCCTTTGGCATTAGCTCCTTATTACGGGCCATGCCTATGAGCTTACCTTCCTCTCGCTCTATGGCCGACTTGGTTTTGTCTATCTCCTTTTGGAGATTGGATATAGCGTTGTTCTGCCTATCCCATCTTCGCATAGTGGCCGGGCCGTTCCTCTTATCGTTAAGAGGTTGCCCGTTAGCGGAGGCTACATCCCCAAAGTGTTCGTTGATCTTTTTGTCTAATTTATCCTCTTTCTTTTTAAGAGAGGATTTTAGTATCTTTAGTCTACTCATATCTACCCCTCCTGAATAATTACGCACTCGATTTGTTCGTCATACGTCACGTCCACCGGATCGTACTCATACTCTCCATCGGACGTGCGGATCATTACCTCCGCTTCCGGGTCTTGCTCTTGGAGTAGAGCTATTAGTTCTTTATTTCTCATGACTGTTATTTTATTTCCTCATTAATAAAATCCTTCATCTCTTCATCGTAAACCCCGCTGTCACGCTGGAGCTCCAAGCATTTATCCTTGGAAAAATTGGCCTCCCTAGCTATATTAGCGGCCATAGATGGTGCCCTTAGCTCGACAACGAGCATCTGTATGGCGTACCATACGCCTCTGCAAAAGTCCAAATCGTTCATGTTGTTATATTTACTCTCATCATAGATATTTCATTCTTTGGTAATAAGTCATCTATATATGCCCATCTCTTTACGGGCATCTTTCCACACAGATCGTTATAGCCCTTTTCACTCATGCATGGTCCGCCGATAAGTATAGCTCCACTCTCAAACTCGATCAATATGATATTCCCTTTGGCGGGGAATACTTTTCCCTCATTCCATGCAGAGTTTATACGCCAGTTAGCTCCATCCCTAAACGCTTCGTGCATAGCGATTACAGGCGCCCCATTATATCCTAATGCTTTCCCTGAGTATTTTGCCGCTGCTTTTTCAATATCTTCTTCCTTCATGTGTTATTTATTTTGAGTTTTTTTTATTACGATCGCTCGTGTTTCTATAGATGTGCCACTTTCTTTAAATTCTCCATCATTGATTACATATACATTTGCATTCAAATCTTTCAGCCATTGACGGAAATCGATACAAACGGTTTCGCTTGCAAATTCCCAATGGGCGCTTGTTATGGCTGCAAGCGTGCCGCCATTCTCAAGCAAATCAAACATCATGCGTACATGCTTAATGTCTTGGTTTCCACTGAACGGAGGGTTCGCTATAATCTTTGTGTACTTCTTGTTATCGCCTTTCGTGAAATCATCACCAATAATATTGGTATTTTCCATACTGGATAGAAATTGCTTGTTCTCTGGCATCAGCTCATAACAATCTACCATGACAGATGGGCACGATCGATGTATAGCTTTTACCAGAGCGCCACGCCCTGCGCTTGGCTCCAATACGGTGTCCGTCTCTTCAATACCTCCAGCGATCATGACCAGCCAGTCGGAGACATCTTCTGGGGTCTCAAAGAATTGATAGTCCTGTTTGAGATTACATCGCTTACCCTCATGAAGGACTGAGAATACACGAGTCGCGTCAAACGGGAAAGTAAATCCTTGCACTTTCCCGCCGGCCCATGTCCCCCCAGCCTCTTCTATCCATTTCTTTGCCTCCAAATAGGATTTCTTGTTGAATTGGACGGAAGGAAGCTTCAGTACGTTGTCTTCGAGCGTACAGTGTCTTAGTATTTCCTCTACGTTCCATTTGCTTCCATTGTCGGCTTTCTTCGCTTTCCGGTCGGCAAGTTCTTCGCAACCCAATAACCTATTTAGTGACGTCTGTACTTTTACCGATATGTCAGCCATGCGCGACATCCATTGAAGGATGGCTGTCATAAATTCCAAATCAACGTGCCCGGTTTCGTCATATATAGTTTCCTTGTCTATGAGTTCAGGCAAATTGTCCAAGAACATGAAACTACCATGTAACGCTTCTATTAAATTCTTTTTTCTGTTCCTCATAACTCTTTTGTAAATAAATTCGTGTAGTATCTATATTCTCATGTCCCATTAGATCAGCAAGCTGGATAACGTCTTTGTTCTTTTCCAGAAACATTTTCGCGAAGAAATGCCGAAAGGCATGTGCGTGCATCTTTTTCTTATCGATTCCGCATTTCTTTCCCCATGCTTTCAGTTTTTGGTCAAAACCTCTTGTCGAGATACGACCATATTTCCCAATGGCGATGTATCCGTTTTTCCCGGTATCTTTTACATACGCTTTCACTTCTTCTCGCAATTGTTTGCTAAAAAAGAACCGCCTGTATTTATTCCCTTTCCCTTTGAGAGTGACCTCCCCATTAAGTATATCCTCCCATTTAAATTGGAGGAACTCGGATATACGAGCACCTGTAGACGCTAGTATCCTGATGAAATAGTAACCATCCTTGTTCGGTTGCGCTTTCAAGTATTCCAAGAGTCTTTCGTATTCCCCTTTGGTAGGGATGTTATCAGTTTCCAATTTGCGGCTGAATTTAGGCCGCTTCAGCTCAATTGGTTTCTTTACGAATTTCGCGAACCTCTCAAGGGCGGTGATGCGCAACCTGATGGTTTGTGGAGCAAGACCTTCCTCCTCAAGCAAACGGACGAACCGCTTATAGTTGTCAACTGATACCTCATTGGCATACTCGAAATACTTCCTGACAGCAAACACGTACGTGTCTAGAGTATGAGAAGAATAATCTTCCTCTTGTGTGAGATAGTATATGAAATCGTTTATTAGCTTTTTATTCCTCTCACTTATCTTGCTCAGCTTTTCCAGCGGCTTGACTGTTTCCATTCTCTTTTTTCTTGAGGTGTTTTTCCCTATAGTCCACAAGAAGTCGCACAGAGCCTCCTTTGTTAATGGATCGTCAATTACCAGTATTGCGTTTTTCCTCATATACTGTTTATACCCAGTCATGCTCACAGGATATTCGCTGTCAAGGAACCTTTTTACGATCTTTATATATCTCCCTATGTAATCATAGCTCTTGTTTGTAGAAGGAGAGTACAAGTAATCTATATACGATTTAAATGCCTGTTGTTTATCCATTATATGTTTTTATCGTGCCCATCATAGATGAATGCAGTTTTCAACTATGATGAATGTCTTTCTTTAGAAAACTAAGTATATGTCGTATAACCTTGATAGTCCATCCATTGCCTAACAAACGGTATATCTGCGTATCAGAGCAATCCCATTTGTACCAATCAGGAACGGTTTGTAGCCTAGAGCACTCGATCGGGGTCAATCTCCGGATAGATGATGTCTCCACTAGGGTCATGCCATTAGCTTGTGATCCTTTATATGAGGAGGCAAGTAATGAGCTCGATTTTCCGTCTTGATCTTTCAAGTTTCTTTTTTGTCGTACACTAAGTATGGCATGGCTTCTTCTACTCATCTCGGCTAACAAGGCCGGACATTGTCCATTCGCATGATATACCCTGTTTTGTTGATATGGCTGGATGCCCCCGCTTTCCTTACTTTCATTTAACTGGATAATCTTATGGAGCACATTGTTCTGTTCCCATGCGTTTGACGATAAGGTTGGTGCCTTGCCACGGAAAACATTACCCTTATTATTGCCCCTAGGTCTTTGCAGGATCAAGTCCATATCCGAATGGTTTCCTGCTCCATGGCCTCCAGCTAAGAGACATGAGGCTTTGTTCTGATATTTTCTTGGCATACCGGAAGTATTTATGATTTCGTAATTATATCTGGGGGAAAGTCCCCCTCTGCCACTGGCACGTTGGCATGGTGCCTTCCCGTTTACCGAGATAAAGGTCCCGGTGTTATTGCATGTGCCAGCGGCCATCAAGGAGACCGCTTTATCCCCGTCGATCTGGGTGAATCGTTTCTCCATACGTTTATCGTTTAAGATATACCTAATGGCCTTCTCGCTTAGGTAATATTTCTCGTCAACCTCTTCCTCCAAGATATCCCTTAACAATATACCCTCGTCCTTTGGCTGCGGTATGTCGGAGTGGATCTCCCCGAACAGTCCGACCTTCTTTGTCCTTATGTTCGTCCAATACCACCGGTTCCGGTTCTGGGCCGACACCAAATTTGAGTTTATGTTGACTGGATGAACACCGCAATACTCAGTAATTACCCGCATGTGCTCTTTCTTCATGTTTACGTTCTCAAGCAAGAAGAACACATCCGGGTTCAATGCCTTCACGTGGCTCAGTATGTCCACGAATACGAAGAAGAGCTTGCTTCTAGGATCATCGAAAGCCAGTTGTTTGCCGGCGAAAGAGAATCCTTGGCAAGGACTTCCTGCCAGTATGAGATCTATCGTTCCCCAATCTATCTCCCATTCCCTCCACTTAGTCACGTCCCCTAAATGTATCGTGTCCGGGAAGTTCAGCCTCGTTTGGGATATGGCGAACTTGTCGATCTCGCTCGCATAATAATGCTCCGGTTCAATCCCGAGTTCTCTTAATGCGATCCTACCACAAGACATTCCGTCAAATAAGGATAAAACATTCATGTCTCTCTTGTTTTAGCAAAAACTACGCTTTCATGATCCGGCCTCATATGGGCCATGCAAGCCTTGCTGTACTCGCAATCCCTAGCTCCATCGCCCCGGAACAGGCATCCCCTGCATACGACCGCTTTCCCTTGGTATATTGCCTCGAAGCGTTTGACTTGCACCCTGTTTGTCCCGACTTGGATAACAAAGCCGGTAGGGGTGTTTCTCAATCTCTCTGTTATTTCCATGTTACTCTATATCAGTTTTTTTTACCCTGTAATGTGTCCCATTGATCTCTTTAACGGCAAAGTCAGAGAACGTTGCCTCTCCCTTGGACACCATCTTACATACGTCGTTGTAAGAGTATAGCTTGGCTCTCTTGTCAAACTTGATGATATCCGCTATGTTCAACTCCTTGTAGTTGAAGTTGTCAATAAGATGGTTGATAGCGTCATTAAGCCGTTTTGTGGTGAACTTATTCGCCCTTACCCTTTCCGCTAACAAATTAAAGAACGGATCTCCCATTTTCGGGAATGCGGTCATCAATCTGCTGATAGATACGGCTATTTCTCGTGGCTCAGCTAAATCCCCGGTATAGAGACTTACGCTGCACTCACCGTTTGGATTCCTCGAAATCGGCTCGGGCGATTCCCTCTGCGATATTTCGAAGGAACTCGTTTGGATCACGGTTGCATTGTTGAGTATTTGCCCTATTTTTGTTGTCATAATTGCCTGATATTACTTTCTCGAAATTAGTTGGCTTGATAAGCCAGTCAAAAGAGGCTCGCCAGCCATTTTTATTCTGGCCTTTGAGAAAATCGCTGTTTAAAGCCATTTGTATCATCCTCGCGAAGGTTTCTTTCCCGTATGTCTTGATACGTGCGTTTATCATCCCTTTTCGCTTGTCTGACAGAGGCATCCGTATATTTCCGAACGCTCCTTGCGTTTTTTCATTGAAAAATTTGACAAGTTCTGCGTAATCAATCCGTCCATCGTGCGGCTGTGAAGTCGCACATACAGGAGATTCGTTAGAATCTTCTGTTATATTTTCCTCTTCCTTTTCCTCTTCCTTTATAGGCACTGATTGTTCAGTGAACGTTCCGTGATTAATCAGTGATTGTTCAGTGAATTTTGATAAGATATTGTCTAACTTGCTTTTAGGTATGTTCAAATCGTCAACATTCGGTCGGTTTATCACTTGATGCCGAGCGAATTTAGGCAGATATATGAAATTCTCATTATTATAAGAGAACTGACATATAAATCCATTTGTCGCAAGCTCTGATAACCATTTCTCAAACTGTTGAACCTGAATTTGGTCATACGGGAATATCTTAGACTTTAACCATATCGTGTCACCGATCACAACGCCGACATCATCGGAGAAAGTCCATAATCCTATGTATAGGAGTCTGGAGTCTCTGCTGATCTTACCTATTTTGGAATCGTCCCAGAATTTAGGCTTAATTGTCCTTATCCGTGCCATGCTTATTTCTTTTTAGGTGTGTCATTTTTATGTAGTTTTATTTTTTAGACAATACAATATACTCCCCGGCCTAGACCGGGGCTTTTAAAATCTTAATACGTGAGTAGGGTAGGGCTATTTGATAGTCCTCTTGATCTCGTCCATCAACCTCTCTGTTATCCTCTTGTCGTGCCACTCATGCCATTCAGTGAATAGCCCCTTGGCGGCGATGAAGAAGAAGCACGAGTTCTTTAGCTCCGTCTCTTGCGAGGACGTGATGCGAGACCATCTGAGCTGTTCTTTCACGTGCTCCAGTTCCTTGGAAAGCTGGTCGTTCTCCTTGGATAGGCGGTTGATGCGGATAGTTTGTTGACGTGCGGTAGGAGTACTCATAGCGTGCCTCCTTCCAGCCCGGCCAAAATGAATGCGGACATCAATAAGATTAGTACCTTGACATAGCCGATAACGTCGTTCTTGTTATCGCACTCGAGCAAGCCGAATGACATGAAGGTTAATAGCTTGGCGATGGATCGCCATGAGAATAAGCTCGTTTCGTGAGCGGACGTGGTTGTGCAATTACTGTTGTTCGTTACACTCTCAATTTCATGTTCCTTGGTCATTTTGATGAAATTTGAGTTATATAAAGAAAGCCGCTGGCTCCCAACTCCGACCAAGGAACACTACATTAGATAAACTGATGCAGCCAACAGGGAAACCAACGGCTTATATCTTTGCAGGTATAGCTGTAGTAACGACATAAAAAATGCCGCATACAAGTTTACTATGTAGTGATTCCTTGGTCTTGAATCACCGCAAAGATACAACTCAAATTCAAAATGCCAAACAAAAAACTAATATTTATCTTTCTTATTTATGCTTATCGTTTATAGTTGTCACAATACCGGAAGGAGTTCGCTACCCTTCCGGTGTTCAATATCTCGCACCATACTGCCAGACCCTTGTGAGGCTTGCCGTGCACGCAATCGGCGCATCTGATACGCTCGGGTTGCTTCCCATATTTCATTAGAGAAAAACTTACGAGAGAGCATTATGAAACCCTTATCCATATATTAAAAATCAAAATCCGGAGACTCGCCGTCCTGCAGGGACTTTAGTTTTTGGTCTACAAGGTGTCTTACGTCCCATATGTTTACAGGTTGTATTTGCAGGTTCTCCGCTATTTGCCTTGCAACTCCCTCGGAGACGGGATTTATAGCGTATATGGCCCCCGATGAGAGAAAGCGGGTGAAACCGGGCTGGTTACTTGTATCCGGAACGTCTACCCGAAGCATATTGGTACCGGCCACATTCTGTTCCGTACATCTTCCCGCTATCCTTGAATGGCCGAATAACTCGACCACGCACCATAAATCAAATTTCTCTTGTTCCATATTATTTTCTATTTTTAAAAGTGTTACAAAATCTCGTGGAGTTAGCTACCCGTCCAGCATCATGTATGATGCACCAAACGCATAGCCCCTTGTGAGGATGTCCGTTGGCGCAATCGCCACATTTCACCTTTTCTTGCTCGTCTTTCTTCTTAGCCATTTCAATCCTTTATGCCTTTCTGATCCCTCAAATCCTTTATTCGTTTCTTGTAATCTTCGATCATCAATTGGTAATCGAATGCCGAGAGTTTAGAGATAGAGTGCTTTTTCACCTCAAGCTCGTTAATTACTTTTATGCCATACTTATTTATCAAGCCCTTGGCATAACCGATGTTGTTGCCCTCGTCGAAACGGTTGCAAGACCTGCATTGAGCGTTGCAGTTTCTCTCGCTGTATCTGGTACCCATATGTGACCGGTTGACGAAATGTCCGCAATCTGCCTCTTTCCAATGCACGATCTTCCCACAGCTTATGCAACGGCAATAACCGTTGTTGTCAGCATCCCTTATTCTTATAAATACGGAGAATATACGGTCTAGTCTGTTCTTTAAAGAGGTTATGTTCTTTACTTTTCCCATGGATGTTTTCTTTTTTCGTTTATTAATAAGAATCCTGCCAAGATCACTGCTATAAGTCCGAGTATTGCGGTGATAAGGTATATGGCCATTGTCAAGTGATCTAAATCTTGTATTGTTCCCATGATTATATGTTTGTTATTCGTGGACGGTGCCGGGATCGAACCGGCCTCTTTACGTCATGCGCACTCCGTAACGTTTCATCCCGGAATACTTACCGCCCGAAATCCCCGCATATCCTCACGGGCGGCGGGGATAATCATTACTAAACTAAATCTAATACTATGGAAAACTCACTCTAATATTAATTAGCATCTTGATTTAACGCCTCATTGTATAAAGGCATGATTAATCCGATACTGCTTACGTCTTCTACCATGCTGTCAAAAATGATGGCATCGTTAACGCCCTTGAAAGTAGCCGTGCATCGATCGCATTCATATAAAGCTTTCCTCATTATGTCGAATAAGCCCATGTTAAAGGATATTTGAGGAAGCGGAACGCTGGGTTTTGCCAGATGATTTTGTATCACTTTCTCTGCGTCTGGATATTTTAAGTTCTCATCCGCGAAATAGAAGAACGCCTTGTCATTCTTCTTATGGCACTCTATTCCGTCATCAGAGATAAGGATGTCATCATATTTCAACATGTCCTTAAAAAATAGACTATGCAGCAATTTGCCGTCTAACGCCTGTATCATGGCTTCGTCAAGGTTTGAGCATTCGGATATCCTGTTTTTAACGATAATATGTCCGTCACTGGCGTAGGCCCAATCTCCCTTGAAATATACGCATTCCATAGCGGGACGGTTATCGTCCTTTGCGCAAGCCAAAAACATTTGTACGTTCTTGTCAAAGTTGTAAGAACCTTCTTTTCTCTTTCCCATATCATTAATATTTAATATTATATTTTCTTCTTTCGTATTGTGGGATATACCCCTTACAAGGGGTGTTCCCCACAAATAAGACCGATTTCGGCCTTACAGTTTCCCCATCTTTTTTAGACGGGTCTGTCCAATGCCTCTGCCGTTGATGGCAAAGGCAATGTCTTTTAGAACATGCCTCATTGAGGCATAATATCAGTTCTTTCATTATTCTTGTATTGTGGGTCTGGAATCTCAATACCTATATAATTAAGCGACCATTCCCTGATTACCTGTAAATATGTGGCGAAAGTCTTCCTGTCCATTTCCTTGGTGGAGTCAGGGATGTCTATGATCTCTCCGGAATGGTAATTCACGTATCTATCAGAAAACATCCTCTTGCAAAACTCGTGGACTTCTTGGGTAGTCGTATAAGCGTAGCCTATATCCTTGAGTCCCTCGAGCAGGAGAGGGTAGACCACTCCCCACAGATACCTGTTTTGCTCGCCGGACCTTAGAGCTCCGACGGGATATATCGTCACTTGGTAAGTACCGGGTGGATATCCGGCCAGCTCACAAAGGAACTCCGTCAAATCCGTGTCCGTCCCAGTCTTCTCTATCTTGACCATGGCCGTGTAAGGTTTATGTCCAAGCCCGGTGTCGCCACGAAAGTCGGTCGTTGGGTAGCCTCGCTTACTTTTTCCTTGAATAAGACCTCGTCACTATTGTCATCGGACAAATGGAGCAGGATTATGTTGTCAACCCCCGAGAGGTCGTTAGCCTCCAAGGTTGTCACGCATGTTCCTAGTTCCATATGGGATAGCAATGTCCGGTCTCGTCTGGACTTGTTTATCCTCCCTTCCGCTACGTTCCGGTCTAGAATAGACCTGTCGTAATTGCACTCGATCATGACGTGCCTGAGATTCGGGAACCGATAATAGAGCATGTACGTGTCCGTGGCGAACAGGATAGGCCCCATGTCCGGATGGTCTATGAGAAAACCCAGAGGCTCCTTGGCGTCATGGGCGATCTTGAAAGGGACTATGGAGAAAGCCCCGGCCATTACGGTAACGCCTTCCTCGATCATCAATGGCAGGCGCTTGCTCGTAAAAGATAACGAGTTTATCGTACCGGATGACGCCAAACAATCTACCCCGTAATCAAGGAACTCGTTTATCCTTCCGGCGTGATCGCCGTGCTCATGCGATATCACGCATCCAACGACCTTCTCCAGATCGAAGAACGGGAGGCCGTTGATGTTCTTGAAAGGTACGCCGCATTCCAGTATCAGAATCTCCCTCTCATCATATAATAGGTAGCAGTTCCCCGAGGAGGAACTGCCCGCTACGTATAGTCTCATCTTCTCATCCAGTTAGGCTTGCCTTGAGAGGCGTTATTAAATGATTGTGCCTTGGGTGGCTCGGAATTACCGGGATTAGGTTGATCTTCCATGACGGGAGAAGGATCACTCGCCTCTTTCGCTTCTTGCTGGCACTTGAACTCTTCCTTGTTAGCTTTTTCCAGTTCCTCCTTCAGCTTGTCTTCCGGATTAATCTCAATGTAATCCACGTCCTCTATATCACGTGCCTCCTCCTGCGTGATCATTCCCATGCTGATCTCCGGAGCGTACGCCCTTTGCCAGAAGGAAGCCGCCCGGTATTGGAGCATCAGCCTAGGCATTGTCTGCCATTTAGATCCCGACTTGGTATACCAGCCTTCCTTTATTGCCATTTCCATGGTGATAGGGGTGGATTCCAATATCTCGTCACGGCCTTTCTCCGAGGAATAAGCTATACATTCCCAATTGTCGATCTCGATATTCAATGTCTTTGTCACGGCCTCTTTCCTTCCGTTCCTCCATTCATAGTCGGTATACGTCACGTTCTTGATCTTTCCTAGATTGGTGAACTTATACCTTAACGGGGAGAATCTCCCGCATGAGTTGACCGTAGCGATGAGAAATTTTGCGGACCATGACGGACGGCCTTGTATGATATCGAGATTCTGCATGACCATCATATGGTCGGCGTTCATCCTTTGCGCCATGCTTACCGCTATCATGCAGTTCGCCACGGCCTTGCTCTCCGATCTCTTGTCCGTTACCCTATACGATTCGGGTACCAGATCGGAGTTCACGTACATCTTGCATATCCTTTGCATTGTCTCGAATTGTGCGGGATCGAAAAGATTGATCGCCATGTTTTGCGGTTGCGCCGCTAATACGGGAGTGTTCATATTACTTGTTTTTAATTGTCAATTCTTTATGTTCCGGTGATACTATCAGCGATACGACTTGCGTATCCGTGTCTATAAGTTCCGTGACGGACTCCCGGTTATCAAGGAATACCGGGGCGTAAACGTCATAGATACGAGAGAATGCCAAGGCTATGTCCAATCCCGCGTTTACCTTGGTGGCGGTGTTCTGCACGCCGAAGGGAACGCCATTTATATAGCACTCGCAACATTCCTTCTCGCCGCCGTTTATTTGCGGCTCGTACATCTTCCACTTGACCATGCGGAATAAGGAGTTGATCCTTTCCTCCATCATGTCCATCTTCTTATGTATGAACCTGTCCGCTATCATTTCTGTTTTCTCGTACCGGGCCAAGGATACGGCCAGATCCTTTTGCCTCGTCTCCAGCTCATCCACACGGGCCTTGGCCTTGTCGGAGTGTATCTTTCCGGAAAGCTCACCCTTTATTTCCTCTATCTCTTTCCTGATCTTGGATATCTGGTCTTTCACGGGAGACAGGTCATTGGATGTCACCACCGATCCGGATAATAGGTCTATATCCTCTTTTTTCTGGTCTATATCCTTGATGACATCCTTACGCTCCTCGTCTTCCGTATAGGCTGATACGAAGTGCTTGATGACTCTCCTGTCAAGAATATCAAGATTGGAGGATAGCTCCGTGCGTCTGGCATTAAGGGCGGTTATCTTGTTCTCGTACTCCGATATAATTTGGTCATATGACCTTAGAAGGGCATCGTTTTCCTCTCCCTTCTTGTTTATATCCTCCAAAAGGTGGGCCTTGCGGTCATGCAGGAATTTCTCCGTGAACTCCTGTCCGCATGTCGGGCATATGCGATCATCGCCTTCCACCTTACCGGAAAGGATCGCCTCGTATTGCGCCCCCAATTTGCTCAATATGTCGGATACCCTTTCCTTGGCCTTGGCATTGTCCGTTATACCCTTTGCGAGTCGATTGATCTCGTCCTCTATGCCGGCGATCTCTCTCCTCGTCCTCTCTTTTTCGGATTCGAGATCGTTGGACTCCTTTTGATAGGAGGCCTTATATCGGTTCTCGATATCCATCTTTCTTCTTTCCAAGGAAGCGATCTCATTATATAGGGCTTGTATCTTGAAGTTGACATCCTTGTTCTCCTCTTGCACCCGTAGGTTCTCGTCCGCTATCCTCCTATCCAGTTTCTCGATCATGGTTTCCCGATCCTTGATTATGCCTTCCAAGGCGGTCCAGTCCTTATCGATAATGCCTTGTCTGGCCTCGTCTATCCGGGCGGGGATCTCGTCCAGCTCTTTCTTGATCGGCTTCTTCTTGGCGGCGATCTCTTTCCTGTACTCATCCATCGTCTTGCCGGTGCAATAGGATAGGAGCCTCTTGAAATCCTCGTTGTCCCCGATAATCTCTTCCTCGCTCGGCTCCCCGGCCGCTTGGATAAGAAGGTTCCTCTTGTCTTGCCATTTCAAGGTGTTGAAATAGGAGGAGGAAGTGATAAGCTTGAACCTGTCCTCGTCTAGGATGGAGTTTATCTTGGTCTTGAAGTTCGTGGCGTTACATGCCACTCCGTTGATAGAATACTCGGTGACGTTGCCGGAGAACTCGGCCTCTTCCGATCCTTTTTTCTTTGTCCACTTCTCCGAGTAGATACGCTCGAGCGTTAATTCTTGCCCGTCAAGATCGAACATTCCTCGCACGGATACCTTTGAGTTTCTCATGTCTTGATCCCGGGGCTTGATCTCGTAGTCTTGCCGTCCTTGCGTGTCCTTGCCGAATAAAAGCCAAAGGAAAGCGTCGTTAACCCTAGTCTTTCCGATTCCGTTCATTCCCAATATAAGCGTGTTCGCCGAGAACGAAATGCTGATTGTTAATCCCCTGAAATTGACAAGGGATAATTCTTTGATTGTAAGTCTCATGTGATATATTTTTGTTTATACAATATTTCCTTGGTATTCACTTATCAGACTCATAAGTCATTATTACGATTTGATTTATCACAACAAATACTGATACTATGCCAAATATCAGTAAATGGATATGAGAAGGTTTTTCATTCCATTCGAAGATTGCGACTATTGAGGCCAGTCCCAATATTGTAGCTAAGACCATCCTAAAAGTAAAGATGGTAATGCTTTTAATGGCCCGGAATATCTTCCAGAACCATGCTTGGTTTCTCTTTATCATATATATTGTTGTTTTTAAAATTCGGAAGAAAGGCCTCATATCCTCACGGACGGAGACCTGCGTTGCACTTTCGTGAAATAATTGATTGAATAGCATCCGCTAGGGATGAAGCGTGCTCCCTGCCGGGCTTGAACCGGCGACCTTCCGCTTATGAGGCGGCTTCTCTTACCTACTGAGCTAAGGGAGCGTTTGCCGGGGTGGGATTCCCCGGCACAGTTTAATAATAACTAATATCTAATTGCCTGCCTCACGGCAGTATATTAAGGTCTTGGTTGAGAAGTGTATAATAATTAGCAATGTGATTTAAGCGTGGTAGCCGGGGGAACTCGAACCCCCTGTAACCCTGAATAATAATATGAATTTATTATGGTTCGCTACCTGCCCTAGCCATTTCCTAGGGTGGGATTCTTCTTTCTTTCATTGTTATAAAACTTGGTTATTAATAGGTCTATCGGTTTTATTCATTTTTCTTCCTCTATTGTATCATCCAATAACTTATCGATAGCCATGATAACCTTATCCGGCAACTCCTTGGCGGTATCATTAGACTTGAGATATTCTATAGTCCCGCCTATTCCGATAATCATCAACATGTCCCTTTTAGATGGAATGAATACTAGTAAAAAAACAGGTATTGATATATAGGCTGCGAATTTTAAGATGATTTTTTTTAACTTAGACTTGTCTTTTTCATCATTTTCCATAATCCAGACGAGAATATACAAGAATGTAAATACCCCCAATATAAATACTGCGATTATCGCCAACGTCTGTATGGCATCTAGCCTTGTGATCCAATAAATCTCATTCATGTTGTTATTATTTAAAAGTGTTCGCTCCCGCCTCCGGTCTCGCTCCGGACCTGCGAGTCTTAGGCTCTCTTGGCGGGAATAGTTGCGGTCTTGGCTGGATTTGCCTATCTTTAGGCCGCTAAACATTAAAAAACAAACATATGAAACTAACAAAAAATCAAGTTGAGCGTATTTGCTCAACACTTTCAGTCAGGAGACCGTGTATTAATTGTGGATACGATGGGCCAGTTAATGGCCCCATGAAAGCGGTAAACCTAGAATCCAGCGTATTGACATCTAATGATATCGATATAACTGGTAGTATGCGTTTTCTGACTTTCGTTTGTCCAAAATGTGGATACACGATGTTTTTTAACATCGACAACCTATTGGAAAACCCATGACAAAATACCATCATCGGATACATAAGCATGTATGTATCTTTTTTTGACAGTCGAGGGTGATTCGTTAGGATCACCCTCTTGCTGTGATATCCAATCAAAAATCTCAACAGCCGATCTCAGCAATCTCGTCTCATTGGAACAGCATCTCGCGGCTTGCTCCACGCACCACATCTTTAATTCTCTTTCTTTCATACCTTAATGTTAAAAATTAGCTCCCCCACAACCTCCAACGGTTTCGAACCCGAATGATAACGGGTGGGGGAGTATTAATCAACTAATGTAAAGCCGTAGTTCTCGGATTGACCGTCTTTCCGATCTGTCGTCATATGATTGTCTGTCCAATCTGTCATACGTTTGGCCGTATTAACCTCCTACTATATCTTAGATACGACCCGTAGAAAAAGTCGTATCATTTAGTACGATACGGTCTTCTTTACCAACCACCGCAAGGATACCCAGCTGGGATCGTACTTATTATATATACATTATTAATTGTATGTATAAATCCAATACCGGAACCGATTAAACTACATCGGGAGCAAGGACTATCGTCCATTCCTGTATTTTCACCTTACGCTTATCCCGTTTATATCTCGTATACCTTTTGATAGCCATAAGGATTTTTTCTCACTAAGTCAAAGAACTCTTTTTTAGTAGCCCCACCGGTAATCGAAACCGGATATCTCCTTTAGGGGAGGAGCGCTCTATCCGTTGAGCTATGGGGCCGAGAATTTATCTTTTTCTCTTTTTATCCTGTTTGCTAGACATCCATCGGATGTAAATCTCATCAGTCCGACTTAGTTCTTTCAGCCTTACTGTTGGATATTCAATCTTACCGGGACGGCATATTGGGCTTATTGCTCCCATTTTTCTCCATCTTAATACATTGGCTTTACCATAAAGAGCTTCTGCTTTCCTTTGGGAAATGTAAGCTGGATCATCTTTATCCTCTTTGGCGAAGGTGTTTATCTTTGCCGCTAAGTCACGAATGAAGTCGTGATAAGACACAGATCTATCTGGAAATGTTATCTCGGCTATCATGATGGATTACTTTTAATTTCTACACCTCTATACCTTTCCCTCGCAATCTTCCTTATCAAGAAGGAGTTTTCAGAATTCGTTATTCCTTTTAGAGCGTGCCTTATACATGGTTCGGACAACCCCGTGTCCTTGGCTAGCTTTCTTATTGTCCCATACGGGACTACAATTTCATTGAATCTCATGCTTATTATATCTTAAATGTTTATATTTGCATACTAACCCGAAATGTTTCGAGTTGAAAACGTGTTTTGTTCTTAACACGATGTAAAAGTAAGTCTAATTAGATTAACAACAAAATAAAATAACACAATTCTAGTCTGTATAGACTATGTTATAAAACATAAAAATATGGAAGATTCAGTAAAACAAAGACTTAGGGGTTTCTTGAAAGAGCAAAACATGTCTATTAATCAAATAAGTTTGAATGCAAATTATCCTCAATCAACCTTGAATAAGCAAATTAACAAAGAGACTTCGATGTCGTTGTCTACTCTGTTAGTCTTATTAGACTTGTTTTCAGAATTATCGGCAGAATGGCTTTTACGAGGCGAAGGTAGTATGTTAAAGACTGTAACTTCAAATGATACGTCAGCCTCTTCGGATGATAAAGTAAAAGATGTCGCTTATTGGAAACACGTGGCTCTTTCCATGAGTGAGGAGGTGACAGAGAAGAAAGATCGTATTAAAGAATTGGAAAGAGAACTTCAGCGATTAGGTGATGAGTTGGATCAACGTTTATTAAAGGAGGAGAGAAGGGGAGCATCTGGCAAGGCTTCCAAGACTGCCTAG